ACTGGGACCAAGACTCCGACGCCTACAACAACCAGTACAGTAACACCAACGTCCACATCTACTCCGACTAAAACAGAGACTGGGACCAAGACTCCGACGGTTACAACAACCAGTACAGTAACACCAACGTCCACATCTACTCCAACACAGACAGCGACTTTATCACGAACTCCTACCTCCACATTTACTTCAACAGTCACTATAACACCAACAACTACACCCACGAGAACAGAAAATTGTGTTAAGTTACTTAACTGTAAGACTGGCGTTGTACAACACTTCCTCTACGATAATACTTATAATATTTTCGGAACCTTTGGTGACTTTGATCATTGTTCAACTGCTGAGGTAGTAAATTGTATTGGTGGGGAAATTACCTTTTGGGCTGCTTCTGGCTTGCCTAAACAAGTTTCACTTTTAGCAAGTTGCCTCGAGTGTCCTGAGATAGAGCCTACACCAACACCAACACCAACACCAACACCTTCTGAAACTGAAGTAATTGTAGAGTGTGTAGAAGTTAATGATTGCGAGGGGATCAGTCTTGGTAAATACAAAAATGCTCCTAGTGATGCTAGTGGAACAAAAGCTGCATACACTAGTAATGGTTTTTATAAATGTTTATCTTTTACAGAATTTCTATCGATTATCGCATTTTGCCCCTCTGACTATAGTAACTTTGGCTCAAATATAACATCTTATGAATCAGCAAATTGCAATAGCTCTCCTTGTGTACCTCCGACGCCAACACCTACGCTTACCTCCACATCTACTCCGACTAAAACAGAGACTGGGACCAAGACTCCGACGCCTACAACAACCAGTACAGTAACACCAACGTCCACATCTACTCCGACTAAAACAGAGACTGGGACCAAGACTCCGACGCCTACAACAACCAGTACAGTAACACCAACGTCCACATCTACTCCAACTAAAACACAGACTGGGACCAAGACTCCGACGCCTACAACAACCAGTACAGTAACACCAACGTCCACATCTACTCCAACCAAAACACAGACTGGGACCAAGACTCCTACTCCAACAAAGACTCCTACGCCTGATCCTACTCCAACTCCTAGCCCAACTAAAACCCTAGATTGTGTCTCGAAAACGAGTTGTATCAATCAAAAAGTTACTTATGGATATAACAATTCAAACCAGCAATTAAATAATGTATACAAACTTTGCGGTCATGGGCAAGAAGAAGAGTGTTTCTTATTTGAGAGTGTTGATATTAATAAATGCGATGGGTTCGGAGATATTGAATTATCCAATTGCAGCCAGGAAACTATTAACGATTGTGAAGATGAAATATGTCAAAAACCAACCCCAACCCCAACCCCAACCCCCACAACAAGATGTTACATCTACTCGGATTGTCCAGCTGGATCAAGGTCGAGAGTTAATGTCATAGGGGGGGTTAGTCAGATCGCTACTCCAGGGTTTTATAGGTGTGGCGAAAAATGTGGTAACTTCCAACCGTTTTTCCTCGCATGTCGAAATGCTAAAGACTTTGACGCTTCAGATTGTGAAGCTATAGAAACTTGCGATCAGTGTGACCCAACTCCAACTCCAACTATAACCCCAACTTGCAAATGTTATAGTAGAATTGATTGCGATGAAGAAACTCCTCAATATGGATTTCATTGTGGCTCAAGCTCTATCTCAGATGGTTTTAATAGATGCGGCAGTGGACAGTCAACGCTTTGCACTAAACTCGAACTTGTTGATGATTCCTTGTGCGCGTCAACATCAAAGCTTGGTCTTGATACGAATTCTTGCAATTCAGTTAGTGACTGTGAAGCAGAATCATGCATAAAGCCGACTCCAACTATAACCCCGACTCCAACTTGTAAGTGTTACAAAGAAACTTTATGCGACGACACTATTCAAACGGTTTCAGTTTGTAATTGGAGCGATCCCCCCAGTGGTATTTTTGCTGTGGGTTCTGGGCAAAATCTCATATGCGTAAAAAGCTCGTCGGAGATTCCATGTGGTGTTAGCAAAAGGTCAAGTCGGAATTATTCTGAAGTTCGAAGTGTGGAGAGTTGTAGGGATGCGGATTGCAACAAGCCAACCCCAACCCCAACCCCGACTCCAACTTGCAAGTGTTACCAAAGAATTAAATGCGTGCAAGGAGCTTTATCTCTACCCACTGACGGTGGTTATACCTATTGGGAAGTTTGTGATGGTTCTGAGCCGCCCTCTTCTGGTTATTATAGTTACAATAGAAATTGCTATCAATCAGAATCAGTTGATCACCACATTTTTTGCGCTTCAAACGGCGATTCGATTGCTGGAGGTAGTTTTAATAATCTTGAAGAGGTGAAAAATTGTGGTGATGAAAAATGTGACTTCTCTACTCCGACCCCTACATGCTTGGACTGCACCAATGAAACTTGTATTGGGAAAACGGGTAGTTGCGAAGGTTTCGCCACGGTTTCAATCAATGAAGGTGGAGTGAGTAGTTCAGGTTCACCAACAGTTCAATTGATCAAAAAAGAACCTGTAAAATTTTCAGGGAGTGATGAGTGTTGCTCACGCTCTGTTGCATTTCAAGAATCCGCATGTGAACAGGCAGGTGACCCCACCAATGTTTTCCATAAGCAGCAAACTAACGTCTGCATAGACTATCCTGACAGTACAACTAGCATTGAAAGTTTATCAATTGTTCAAGAGCAAGTTTATGACTGTCAAGGATTTCCCCCTCAAGTTAATACTAACTGGGGGCGTTGTAATATTGGTAATTTAAATAATAATGTTCAATGGCTCGAGCATAGGCAGGCGGAAGAATTTGAACCAGACTCGAGTGATCTAGGCACTTGTGAGTTTGATACATTATGTGACAATTTATCGAGTGTGGGTGTCAAGCTTTGTACAGAAAAAGGCTTACGAGCTGGAGATTGCTGTAAGTCTACTGATTCCGACCTAGAAATTCCTATGGATTTCTCTATCACCTTAAATGTTCAAAATGCGGTTAGTTTTTCTGCTGCGACGTTATCTATTTCGGGAACCGTTCACCCTTGTGAGAAACGTTATTCGATAGAACAATATACTTTAATACTGACATTTCCAAAGAGGCCCAAACCAATCCCCATCGTCATGACTACTGGAGGTCTTAGTGTTGGTTTTCCAGGGGAATTAGTGCTTGCAGTTAACGACGGTTCAGCTCATTATATGCAAATTCCTGTTAGTTTCGAAAAAGTTGGTTGCCAGATTACAGCAAGTGCTTCCTTCACATACTCATCGAATCTCACCTCTTTTTCGCAAGCTACAACACTTTCCGCCCTCAACTCTTTACCTAGTTTCAGCGGAAGCAGAAATTGCAATCTCCCTATGGCTTGTCAAAGTTTTAATGGTGCCACTAGACTTTTTGATATATATAACACTTCAAATATATGTGAAGACGATGAGCTCGCAGGCGAACCTCACGCGACAATCAGTGGTCAAACTAACTCTAGTGTTTGTTCTTGCTTAGATGAGGTTATCAATTTAATTGATCTATTTCAAGAATCAGATTGCGGTAAAAATTCCACTTATAGTGGGGAGTCAACTACGGAGATAGACGTAACAAATGCCTTTGAAGACTTCGTAGGTATTTGTGAGGGGAAAGAAATTGTAAGCGCTGGTTACTGTGGCAGGATTGAGGGAGACGCATATTTCTTAAAATCCTGTTAAAAAACACGCTATTTAAATGTAAATAATTAAATAATAATTTAATTATCTTGACATTTATTTTTATTATATATATAATAGAGGTTGTATATATTTTGAATTTTAATTACAAAGATGTTTTATCAAGAGTGCTCACTTGTCCGAAAGACGGACGAGCAAAGTCTGCTATTTCCTTCTGGAAGAAAGAAACTATTTTATTTAGAAAGCTTTTTAAAAAGTTTCCTGATGAGAATTTTTGGTCCACATTAAGCCTTCAAGATGCTCCTTGTAAAAACGGAAGGGTGCCATCTTTGGCGATGTTTTTAGATAAAAAAAACCGCTTATGGTTTAAAATACTTTATAAGAAATGGAAAAGATTCCACTATGCCCCCCCTAAATATAAACCGTATAAATTCAACAAAGATATAACTGAACCTACTAAGTACCCAATTGACAAAAAAACTATAAGAACTTTTTTTAAGAAATAATATGAAAAATAAAACACCAGATCAAATCGAAAAATTTTTAAAAGATAAAGATAATGTAAAGTACCACTATAACGATTACGAAGATTTGGATTATAAGATCCCAACGGGGAGTTTAAATCTCGATCTAGCTTTAAATGGCGGGTTTTGCTCTGGAGCGCATCGATTTACTGGCGTTAATGAGGGGGGTAAAACAAGCTGCGCTCTAACTGTTGCAAAAAATTTTCAAGAGCATTTCAAAAAAGACGGCATGGTTATTTATGTTAAGAGTGAGGGGAGGTTAAGTCCAGAATTATTAAAAAGGTGCGGGATAGACCAGTCTTCTGATAAATTCTTTAAATTTGATTGTAATGTTTATGAAAAAGTTTTCGAATTACTAAGAGAGCTTATATCAAATAATTCAGATAATAAAAAATATTTATTTATCATTGATAGTGTTGATGCTTTATGCCGTTTAAATGACTACAACAAAGCTTTTGAAGATAGCGAGCAAGTTGCTGGTGGAGCTCTTATAACCTCAGTGTTTTTAAAAAAAGTCATACTACCATTAACAAAAATGGGGCACATGCTTATTTTAACTTCTCAGGTTCGAGTAGAAGTTTCGACTAATCCATATGCAGCAAGGGGTGGTCCAAAAGTGAAACAGGCTGGCGGGAACGCTATTAAGCATTACGCAAATTACATATGTGAATTTCAAGAAAGGTATAATTCTGACATAATGTTCACAAATCCTTCTGCGGCTAGACTAGAAGACAAAGGTGATCCAATTGGTCACTATTGCAAAGTTGTTTTTCGAAAAAGTGTGAATGAAAAAACTGGAGCTCAAGTGCGTTACCCCATACGCTATGGAAGGAGTGATGGCAACTCAATATGGATAGAAAAAGAAATCATTGACTTGTTAAAAAATTGGGGATTTTTAGAGCAAAAAGGAGCTTGGATATCTACTGACGAAGAATTACTATCAAACCTCAAGAAAGAGGGGTTTGATTTTCCTGAAAAAGTTCAAGGAGAACAAAAACTCTTAGATTTTTTAGAGGCTAATTTAAAAACTAGGAATTACATTTATAATATGTTAACAAACGAAATTTTAAATCTATGAAAACGAAAAAGAAATTCACTAATTCAAACAAAAACGATCTCATCGCAATGCTTACTAGCAGCAGTGATTCTAAAGAAAGCCAACCCTCTAATAATTCTAAGCAAAAACGTTCAGAATTAATTGAGCTTTTATCTGGTGAAAAAACACCCAAAGAACAAACTGAAGAAAAAACACTAGAAGAAAACTCTCAAGTTTCAGAAGTTAATTCGAGTGGAGAAAGTGAAAAGTTCGACCCCTCTAAATCATTAAATCGCATTGTGGATTTAGTTTTTGATATCACTGATAGTCAAGATCGAATTAATCAGTTTATTTCAGAAGTTAAAACTAGATCCTTACAATTAGGAACTAATCGAAAATCGGCTCCGCCTAAAGTTAATCGCAATCTCAACCTACCAAAGAAAAAGAGTAACGATGTTTTCTTAATTCACTGGAATGGTCGCTTTGGGAATAGAATGCATACCTACGCATATCTAAAAAATAGAGCTACCATGCTCAATGGCGAACTCTTTTTACCGTCCGACTGGGAGGGTAAATTTTTATTCAAAAACTTAGATTACAGCATTATTGAAGATGACGAATTAAGATCTCGCATTAATCAAACAGCTGCTGAATTTGATACATTTGATAGTAGAATTGCTGCTGTTGAGAATTTCAGCTCTCGAAGTTCTTATGATATTAAATACATCAGTCCAGATAACCCAAATGAAACTTACAAAAAGTACAACCAAGCTGTTGCCATAGATAGCGTCTCAGCTTACCACAGTAAAATTTTTAAACATATGAAGCTTTCTGATGTTTTAAAATGGTATGAATTTAATGATGAAGTTAAAAATTTAGATATTTATAAAAGGCTAGAGGATATCCAAGGAACTTATGACATCGCTCATTTGCGCAGAGATGATATATCAGATGTAAACTACTCATCTAACGGCGGTTATTCTACAATTAGTAAGGAGGCTTATGAAAAATGTTTTTCTAAATATGGTTTCGACCCTAAAGAAATTCAATGGACCTCTGACGATTGGGCTAATAAGTGGGGCGTTGGAAATGCTATCACTCAAGGTTTAATAAATAATAATCAAAGAAGTTCTTGGAGGTACCCAGAGGGGACTAGCTACACAAACGGAGTTATTTTTGACTGGCTCCCAGACTTCTTAAGGCTTTATTTTGCTCGAACTATTTTTAGAGCCAATTCTTCTTTTAGTTTTTGGGCTTGTACTTTAGCGAAGGGTAGGGAGACTCCTCCGAAAATTTTCGCCCCAAGGCTTGATAAAAGAGTTTTATACGCAGAAACTAGAGAAGAAACAATCTTCAACTTTGAAGAGGGTAATCACCCTCACTGGTTATGCATCACTGGCAAAGATAGCTGTGACGATATATTGTTTTCAGATGAAGTTAAACCTAAAAAATAAACATAATGAATAAAAGCGATATCATAAAAATGTTAACAGGTGATTCAGGAGAAAAAACAAAAGAAGAAATTATAAATATACTAACAGAGGAAGCTGATCAACCAGCGAAAGTTCTAGAGTCAAGTTCGGAAGAGATTCATCCTTTTTATAAAATTATTTACAAGTCATTATTAGCTTCATCCGATAAAAAAGTAATTAGCTTTTCTGTTTACGGTTCTAAAAGCGTATATTCTCTCGGGGCAATAAAAAACGTTGAAGTCGCAAGGGAAGTTTACCCTGACTGGATCTGTCGATTTTACTGCTCCTCGGAAGTTTCAAACTTAGATGAGTTAAAAACTTTAGCATCTCAAGGTAAATGCGAACTGATCGTTCTTGAATCTGAGATTTTCCCCATGTACTGGAGGTACTTTGCTAGTGACGATGAAAATGTTTCTTACGTAATTTTTAGAGATACAGATTCTTTAGTTAACTTTCGAGAGCAAGCTGCTGTTTCCGACTGGATATCTTCAGGCGTCACACTGCATAGTATGCATGATAATGATGCTGGTCACTGGTCTCCAATTATGGGCGGAATGTGTGGCTTAAAACTTCCTCTTAGTATTAATATGTCTGAATCTATCGATAGTTGGGCTAAAAATAAAAATTATAAATTTAATTACAGCGATGATCAAAGCTTTCTGTCAAAAGTTGTTTTGAGTAAATACGTAGATAGCACCTTGGATCATCACAATAATCCCGCGTCTAGCAAATTTAAAAATTCAGTTGCATTCCCTAGTCATAAACCTTCTAAATATGCAGATTTTGTAGGAGCTCGCACCTCTTCTTTTCATTTGTCTAAAACAAACCCCTCCTTAATTGACTCTAGTCACGCTTTCGTAGTTCCTCATTTAGGGCCTGGAGATCATTTTGTAGTAAGAGATTGTTTGCAAGCTTTAATTAACAAATACAAATCTATAGTTTTGCCAGTTAAAACCGTTAACCAACTGATTTTGAGATATATGTTTGGGGGTTATGAAAACGTATCAATCGAATTAGTTGATGATGATGATGATTGTTTTTCTATTTACGATTTAAAATATTCTAAGACTCATAAATTAATTGGCCTTGGAGTGAATGGTCAGAATGTTGAAGGTGGATCTTGGGGAGCTAAGCCTGCATTCGTGCAATCAGGTTTAACTTATCAACAAAATATCTTTAAACCCAAGGCTTGTTTAAACACTGATTTTTCAAATTTCCACCACCACTTAAAAGGAAAAATCGATGCTTATTCAAGCGGAGAAGAAATTGCAAAATCTAATGAAATGCCTTTGGTCTCTGCTATTGTAGCAACTTACAATCGATTTGATTTTTTATTAAATACGATTAGATCAATTAAATCTCAAACTTATAATAATTTAGAAATTATAGTTGTAAATGATAAGTCTACAGATGAAAGATATTATTCTTTTGACTGGGAGAAGCTTGGTGTTAAAATTATTCACTTAGATCCTAGCAGTAAAGAAGTCGTAGGGTTTCCAGTTCCAGGAGGTTTTCAAAGAAACTTTGGCATGAAGTCTGCGAAAGGAGAGTTTTACGCTTTTTGTGATGATGACGATATCTGGTTACCAAATAAGATATCCGAGCAAATCTCCACAATGAATTCTGAGAGCTGCAAAATGAGTTGTACTGACGGGTATCGAGGGTCTGGAGTTTACGATCCAGAAAATTCTTATAAATTATATAATAAAGAAGTGTTTTTTGATATATTAAAAAATAAATACAAAGATACTCCGTATGACTTCTCCTTGCATAAAGATAATTTTCCTGCAATATGGGATGAAAAGTTTTTTGAAGTTCATAATTGCGCAATCTGTAGTAGTGTTATAATTCATAAATCTTTGTTTGATGCTGTTGGTGACTTCACGCCAATGAAAGCTGCTGATGATTATGAATATTGGAGGCGAGTCATTAAACACACTAATTGCGCTTATGTCGATAAGCCATTGGTGTACTATGATGCAAGTCACGGCGGTGGAATTAACTATTCTTGGACTTAATACTGTCAAATGAAATTTAAAACTTTGTCTGGTTCAACTAGGCGAGTTTCTAATATTAAAAAACATTTAATCAATTGGGACGCTCCTAGTAGAAGTAAATTTCAGTTAAGAGTTAAAAATTTTCTCGAGCCTTACTGGGAAAGACATGTTGTCTTTGAAGAGTTCCCGATCCCTGGAACTAAGCTTTCATTAGATTTTTTTAATGCAAACAAAAAAATTGCAATTGAAGTTCAAGGAGCTCAGCATACTAGTTATGTGCCTTTTTTTCATGGAGGGTATAAAAACAACTACTTAAATCAATTGAATCGAGATAATCAAAAGTTAGAATTTTGCGAGATTAATAATTTAACTCTGCTAGAGATTTTCCCTAAAGATGAAATCTCCATAGAATTATTTAATAAATTAAACGTTCAACTTTAGTGTAAATACTATTATGTCAAAAAACAACGACAATGAAGAGTTTCAAGATTTTTTTATTCCAGAGAGTTTCCTTAGGGAGCTTTACGACTTAACGGGTAACTTTGATTCTAACAGGGGGTTTTTATTGGCTTGCGTAGGTCAAGACGGCAGGCCCTTTGTCTACTCAAAATCTGCCAATGAAATTGTTGAACTAGGGATTCAAAAAGCTCTCGAGAATTATTTAATAGAAATTAGCGAGGGAAATTCCTTAGATTTTTTAGGTAAATAAAGTTATTGACAAATAACTCTCAGTATGCTATGATTCTTCTTGCATGAAACTATTTGATTTTGAACAAGAAAGGATTTTCCTTGCTGGCATGTTGTCTTACAGTGATTTATTCGTTTCGGAGATTTCTCATTTTGTAAGCGGTGATGATTTTTACAATAAAGATTCTGTCGTCCATAAAACAATTTTTTTAAAAATTAAAGCTCTTCTAGACGAGCAAAAAATCGTTGACATATCCTTACTCTCTCATCATTTATCCTCTTTAAACATATCCTTCCAAGATAATATTAAAACTCCAGATTATTTAGAGTCTATTGATTTATTATCTTCAAACATCTCAGAAGATGTTTTTAAAAATTCAGCTGAAGTCATAAAATTATTAAGCGTTCGTCGTGAATTAAAATTAACTGGCGAGAAAATATCCAAGTCTATGTCGACACTTGACTCAACATCTTCCTATGATGAAATTATTGAAAAGTGCGACTCAATTTTTAATGAAAAAATTGAATTATATGAAAACTCCTCAGGGAAAGCTGTAAATTTATTTTCAATTTTACCAAACTTAGTTTATGAAAGAGCGAATGATAGATCAATTTTTCTGGATACTGGTCCAGAAGGTCCACATCGAAGCTTAAACATGCTTTGTGGATCCCTAAACAAGGGTGGGCATATAACTATTGTCTGCGCGGGCTCAGGGGTGGGAAAAACTCAATTCACAACTCATTATTGTATGTGTGTAGCTGGAAAGCATAAAATACCAGTCTTACATTTAGATAATGGAGAAATGAGTGAAGAGGAAATCGCTTTCAGGATGTTAGCTTCCTACTCTCAGGTTCCTCTTTATTTAATTGAGAGTGGGAATTGGGCTGACGATTCTAATTATAAAACGCGCGTTGAATCCGCTTTAGAGAAAATGAATAATGGAGAGATCATATATGATTATTATAATGTAGGAGGTAAATGCACTGATGAAATTATAAGTTATATTAAAAGGTATTACTACTCGCAAGTCGGTAGGGGTAACCAGTTAGTTATTAACTTTGACTACATTAAATCAAGCTTTGAATCTGGTGGTAAATTTAAAACAGAGTATCAAATTGTAGGTGAAATGGTAGATAAGTTTAAAAAATTAATCCAAAGAGATTTAGTGTTTGAAGGTCGTCCTATGGTCTCATTAATGACTAGTGTTCAAGCTAATAGGGTGGGTACTGTAGGCAATAGAAACTCCGATGCTGTTGTAGATGACGAGAGTGTAATCTCTCTTAGTCACAGAATTAAGCAATTCTGCTCACACATGCTCATTTTAAGAAATAAAACTATAGATGAATTACAATCAGATCCTATTTTTTGTGGTAGACACCTTATGAAAATTGAAAAAGCAAGAAATCATGGCTCTGACACGGCTAGGTTACAAAACTTAGTTGAAATGCCTGATGGATCCATGAAAAGAAATTATATTAATTTTGATTTCAATAACTTTAAAATTAAAGACTGTGGAGATCTTGTTGACGTTTTAGCTCATGGTCAAAACATAAATGAATTAGATCGATCTCCAAATTCGTTAGATGGCGAACTACCAATTTAAATGGATAGTTCTGAGAAAATAGAAAGTGTTTTGCGCAATTTAGAGTATCCCTTAATCGATAGGGGTGATTACTGGCAATCTACTGCCGTCTATCGATCTGGGGACAACCCTCAAGCTGTTCAAATCTTCAAAAGCAGTGGGGTGTGGAAGGATTATGTTGCAGGAGATTCTTACATGCCTTTTTCTGTTTTGGTGGAGAAAACAGTTGGCAAAGATTCCGCTAAATCAATCTTATCAGATCCAGGTTTCCTCAATGTTTCCCCTCAGTCAGAACAGCAGCCTGTTAATTTACAATCAGAAACAGTCTTTAACTCCCAGGAATTCAAAAATCTCTTACCTCATTATCAATTTTATAACAAAAAAAAGATTAGCAATGAAACTTTAAAATTTTTTCACTCAGGAATGTGTACCGCTGGGTCAATGTATCAGAGATATGTTTTTCCAGTTTTTAATAAATTTCAAAAAATTCATGGAGTTGCTGGTAGAGACATGTTAAACTCTAGTAATCGTCCTAAATGGAAGCATATGGGCAAGAAAAGCTCGTGGGCTTATCCGCTTTATGCATTTGATGCTCAATCCAATTCTTTTCCTATATTAGACTCCATCCAAAGATCTAAAGAACTTATTTTAGTTGAAAGCGTTGGTGATATGCTTGCGTTGTACGAACACGGCTATGATAATTGCTTGGTTACTTTTGGAACTTCTATATCTCCACACTTATGCTCTATAATAATGGGGCTATCCCCCGATAACATTTGCATTTCCTTAAATAATGACAATAAAAAGTCTCGAAATGTGGGTAGGGAGTCTGCTATTAAATCTTTTTTAAAACTTTTAAATTTTTTTGGTTCTGATAAATTAAACATATGTTTGCCTACTAAAAATGATTTTGGAGACATGACTGATTCTGATTTTGAAAACTGGAGTGTCAAAAAAAATATAAACTACAATTCTAATAGTAAAATATGCAATCAAATTTATACTTCTTCAAAAATTTTATTCTCAGAAAATAAGATTTCTAAAAACCTATTCAATAACATTAAATATTTACCAAATTATGAGTGATAACGTTAGACTGTCCGCTAGTAGAATATCCACTGTCGAAAAATGCTCTTGGGTTTACTGGTGCAAATACATAAATAAACTTCCAGACTCCTCTAATACGGGAGCTTCTCGGGGTAGTGTTTGTCATAATATCTTTGAGTATCTAGGTAAAAAAAGGCACAAAAAACATTTTGATAGTATAATTAAAAAAAATTCAATCTCAGGATCTAAAGCTGTTTCTAAACTTGTTGAAACACAAGCTCGCGCTCAAGACCCCCCCGTTGATTCTAGCGAGGACTTAGATATGATAGATTCCTTTATCGTCAACGGTTTAAATTATGACTTTTATGGCGAATCTCGAGGTAAACCTTTTGAAGCTGTATCTGAAAAAACTTTTGACATTGAATTTGAAGAAGGTGATAAAAAATATTATATATATGGTTTTATTGATAAGCTTTTTCTTTATGACAAGGGCAAGAAAGCGGTTATTAGAGATTTTAAAACTAGTAAAAAAGTTTACGTAGGAAAAGAAATAACTAATAATCTACAAAATCTAATCTATTGCTTAGCTGTTAAAAAACTATACCCCAATTGCGAGGAATTACAAACAGAGTTTCTGTTTCTGAAATTCGACTTAGATTCTGACTTATTAGGCTTGGATGGTGAAGGTGTTTTAAAAATGAGTCCAATGTCTTTAAGCGAACTTGATGGTTTTGAATATCACTTAACAGAAATACAATCTTATTTAAATAATTTTAACTACGATACTGCTTGTTCAAATTTCGCTGCAGACCAACCATTTCCAGATGATAAAAGTTTTTCTGGCCCTCTTTCATGTGGATTTGCAAAAACCCCTGGGCAACTTAAGAAAGACGGAACTCCGATGTGGCATTGCAATTACAAATTCGCTTTCGATTATTTTGCCTTAAAAGATGTTGATGGTAACACAATCAAGTCCGCGAAAGAAGGTGAGGAACATCTGCTCTTAGCTGACAAATCTCTTGGTCAATACATAGAAAAAATAAATTACGAAGGGTGTCCTAAATTTAACGCCCAAAAAGATGACCTTGATTTGTGATTTTTAGTGTATTATATAAATGATAAATACAATACTAATACATCTCGCAAAATAATCCCTACACAAACCTATTTGGGGTGACCAAAAAACATACCTTCGGTGTTATATTTTCTTGCGCGAGCTTAGTCTCCATTAAATATTAAATAAATATTTAATTCATCGTGTGTATTATATATCGATGCAATTAATCATCGACTCTAATCTTTGTGAACCTCCCAGCGAAATCTATCCATTTAGAGATGTTACTTTATATGCAAAGACCTATGTCTTTGAGGATATATTATTAAGATGCAGACCAGGAACAAGATCTTTGTACTGGAGATGGCTTAAAGAATATGGAGCCCATGACTTTATTTCTTATTTAATAAAAGATGGTGAAATTGAAAACGGTTTTCTAATTGCTCCTAAAAAAGCCAATATAAATGTAGATAAAATTTCTTATTCTAATTTCGAACAGATAATATCCATCCTAAAATCATTAAAATAACGCTTGACTTTTACTTTCTTTTCTAGTAGAATGTTTGTAATTTATGTTACCTTTATTCAAGTCTCATTATAGCATAGGAAAAAGTATCTTAACTCTAAATCCGCCGAACGCCTCTTCTGATGCTAGCGCTGATTCTATTTTTGATATTTTAATAGATAATAGCCTCGACAAACTCGTTTTAGTTGAAGATGCCCCGACAGGTTTTTTGGAAGCTAGGAAAAATTGTTTAGATCAAAATATTCATTTAATTTTTGGGTTAAGATTTAAAATTAGCTGTGAGTCCAAAGATGATCCTAAGTCGCTTCATAAGATTATTATTTTTGCCAAGAACGATGATGGGTGTAAAGATTTAAATTTAATCTATAGTTCAATTTATTGCGACTTAGATGGATTAGGTAATTTTGAATGTTTAAAAAAACTTTGGAATGAAAAAAATTTAATGCTCGCGATACCTTTTTACGATTCTTTTTTGTATCAAAATAGTTTTTCTTTTTCTAATTGCATCCCAGATTTTTCGTTTACCGATCCGCTCTTTTTTCTTGAAAACAATAACTTACCTGTTGATTTTATGCTCACTAACATAGTTAATAATTTCTGCGAGGAGCACGGTTACAAAAAAGAATCGGCTAAGAGTATTTTTTATAAAAACCGCGCTGATTCAGATGCGTTGCAAACTTATAAGTGTATATGTAACAGAGGTTTCTCTCGAAACACTTCTTTATCTCGGCCAAACTTGGAAGGTTTTGGTAGTCGAGAATTTTGCTTTGAAAGCTGGAAGGAGGTTGCGGTATGAATTCAAATTTAATCAGATTTAACAAAGATAAAAAGTTCTTAGTGTTTGATTATGAAACTTGCAGCTTAAACTTAGCCTCGCCTGATAATAAGCCTTGGCAATTAGCTTTCTTAATCTGCTCAAGCAAGGGTATTGAAAAAAAATATGATTTTTATTTACGCTGGGATGATCTAAAAATATCAGATGGAGCAAAAAAAGTTACGGGATTCAAAGAGTCTGTCTATAAAAAACGAGCCGTAGATCCATTGGAGGTTTTAAACCTTTTTGAGAGTTATTTTTATAATGATAATTATTACATAGTGGGACATAACATTATAGGTTTTGACATTTTTATTCACAACACTCACAGATTATTATGTGGCAAGCAATCTGATTATTCATACTTAAACCGTTTAATTGACACTAATTGTTTAGCGAAAGCTAACGCTATGAATATAGAATATGACTCCACCGACCTCACTCTTTGGCAGTTCAAGCTTCAAAAAATTAGACAAAAAGGAATTAAAACTAATTTAAAATCTTTGTGTCAAAAATACAAAATTGATTTTGATGAAAACAAGCTCCACGACGCCCTTTATGATATCGAACAAAATTTTAAAGTTTTCCAATCAATGATTTGGGACTCCAACATATAATGAATAACTTTACAAGTAATTTTACTGAGTATAAAAATTGCGTCCCTCCAGGAGTGCGCTTACCTCAAATAAAAATAGAAAAAAAATATTACAAATCTCTATCTTTAGATGAAGATGTCGACAACTTCACTTTCCTTAAATCGTTATGTGAAAAAAGTTTAAATAAGAATAATTTTGGCATTAATTACTCTGAAAGGTTACGCTCTGAACTGAAAACTCTCAATAAATTAGGTTTCGTTGATTATATTTTATTAAATTGGGATATTATTAATTTTTGTCATGAAAATAATATACCTGTCGGTCCAGGTAGGGGATCTGCCGCTGGGTCTTTAGTATTATTTTTAATTGGAGTGACTAGTGTTGACCCAGTAAAATACGAACTATTCTTTGAAAGGTTTGTGTCTGAAAGTCGAGCTAAAAAAATCGAGCAAGAAGGAGTAACGTATCTTGATGGAAGTTTATTAGCTGATGTGGATAACGATATAGCTTACGAGCATAGGCAAAAAGTAATTAATTATATCGATAAAAAAAACCCGTCTAGGACCTCTAAAATCTTAACCTTAAACAGTTTAAGTAGTAAGCTTTGCATTAAAGAATGTGGTAAAATTGTCTCCGACCTTTCAGAGAAAGAAGTTAACGTTGTAAGCGATTTAATCCCCAAGAAATTCGGCAAAGTATCCTCGTTGGAGAGCTCTGCAAAAGAAAGTGAAGATTTTCTTTCTTGGTCGAAAGAGAATCCTGCTTGTTATAAAATTGCAAGAAAAATTGAAGGTTTGTATAAAAATACTGGTGTGCATCCGTCTGGAATTGCTATATCTTTTTATAAAATTTCTGAAATTTGCCCTCTTCAGTCAACTAATGACGGTTCTATCGTCACTGCTTATGACATGAATTGGGTCTCAGAGTTAATGGTTAAGTTTGATATTCTGGGCTTGAGAACTTTGAGTGTTATTTATGATGTCTGTAAAAATATTAATCTAGATGTAAAATCTATAAACTTAGATGATCCCTCTGTTTATTTGCCGCTTCAAGATAACTTGAGATCACCTCATGGATTATTTCAAATAGAAGCTGATACAAACTTTAGGGTATGTCAATCAGTTAAGCCTAAGAACTTAGAGCAGTTAAGCGCTGTTATAGCTATTGCCAGGCCAGGAGCTCTAGAATTTACAGAACTTTATTCTGAGTACGTAAAAACAAATAATTTTAACGTTGTTCATGATTTCTTCGTAGAGGAATTGAGTTATACTGGAGGTATACCTTTGTATCAAGAACAATTAATGAAAATGGCTGTAAGAATTGGGTTCTCACTCGACGAAGCTGAACAGTTGAGAAGAATCGTTGGTAAGAAAAAAGTAGATCAAATGTCCTTGTGGAAAGAAAAAATTGAAAACAAGATTTCTGAACAAAAACTTCCAGAAGAAGTCGGTCAAATATTATGGAAGGTTGCTGAAGATAGCGCTAATTACTCTTTCAATAAAAGTCACTCTATAGCGTATTCTACATTAGCTGCGTGGACAACTTTCTTAAAGTTTAATTATACTCAGGAGTTCTTTCTAAGCTTGTTAAGGATGACTAAGTTTGAACCTTCTCCTCAGGAAGAAATTAGCCAAATTAGTAAAGAGCTGCCCTTTTTTAAAGTTAAGCTTTTGCCTCCAGACTTGGAAAGGTCTTCGATGGATTTTGCCAAAGAAGGGAGTGATCTTCGTTATGGTTTAAATAGTATCAAGGGGGTTAGTGAAAAATCTTTAAAATCTTTAAGCGATTTTAGATCTACTGATAAGCCTAATAAATTCAAAACATTCATACAAGCTAAACAATCAGGGTTAAACATTGGCGTATTATCTTCTTTAATTCAAGCTGGTTGCCTGCCTAGTTATTCTTGTAGTAGATCTCTACTAGTTTTAGAAGCTCAGTCTTTTAATTTATTAACTGATAGAGAAAAAAAGCTAATGATTGGCTTAGGCCCTAAATATAACTATATGTTGCTAGATATTATAGCTGCTGCCAAAGAAGGCTTGATAGCTCAAGATGGAAAACCTCTTATGAAAGAATCTAGGTTTAACACCTTTAAATCAAAATATGAAAACTACAAATCAATTTACCTACAAAACAAACAGTATGAAAAATTCGCCAATTGGTTCTTTGAAACCAAACTCTTGGGTTATAGTTATAGCATTGACTTAAAATCCGTCTTTAACGATTCTGAAACAATATATAATTCAAATGATTTTTATGATAACGCGTCTTGCCGAGGTAAATTCATTGGAGTTGTTTCGGATTCTTATAAAGGGGTTAGTCGTAATGGTAATAAATATATTAAGATTATCTTAAATGATGAATACGGTAAATACCCAGTAATGTTTATGGATAACGCTAGAGGCAATAAATACAGTGACTACCTAGAATCTGGGAAAAAAACCCCCGAAAAAGACGACATTATAGGGGTAGTTGGCTCTAAATATTCTGATATTATTTTTGCCGACAACATTTTACCTTTAAAAGAAAAAATTTATATGAAGCTAGGAGACGTCAAGTAATGGATATGTTGCCAAATTTTACCCCCAGGGTTCAACAAGCTATTAAAATAGCTAAAAATTTATGCGTGCAATCTAGAGTTAAATCCGTAGATCCCATACATTTAATTTATGGAATTTTTAAAGTGCAAGATACTCTGTTTTTTTCTATGGGAGGAGAGGCTGCCCTATCCTTAAAAGAATTAAAAAAAGCTGTGTTAAATTTTTCGCCTCCTACTATATCTAAAAATGAAAGAATTGATATTAATTATTCTCGAAGCTTTAAAATATTATTAAGAGATTCTTCGAAATTAGCAATATCCTATGGTCATGATTACGTAGGGGTTGAGCATGTATTTCTTTCTTTACAATCCAATCCTAATGTTCAAAATTTATTCTTAAATTTTGACTTGGATCCTGATGTAATCTTTCAAGCTGTTCAAACTACACTAGAGGGCGACGTGGAAGAAAAACGTAAAGATCTCAAGAAATTCCTTAACAGCGTTAAGGAAAATAATTTAAAAGCAAAGGTTCAAAAAGATCATGACCCAAACCCCTTAGAGCAGTTTTCAATCAATTATACAACACTTGCTTCTCAGGGTAAGTTTGATGAAGTCGTCAGTAGGGAAGATGAAATTAACCAGGTTATAGAAATTTTATGTCGCAGGGTAAAAAACAACCCAATAATCTTAGGTGAAGCTGGCGTTGGAAAGACAGCTTTAATAGAAGGGTTATCTCAAAGAATAGTATCCAAGCAAGTTCCCGAAATATTACTTAACTGCGAAGTTTTTAGTTTAAATTTTAATAGTATTCTTGCTGGAACTAAATACAGGGGTCAATTCGAAGAGCGTTTAAAAGATATTTTACAACAAGCTGAATCCTCGGAAAAAAACATTTTATTCATTGATGAAGTTCATACTTTAATGGGTGCTGGAAATGCTGAAGGCGGAATGGATGCCGCTAATATATTAAAACCGTTACTCGCTCGAGGGGATTTAAAATGTATAGGAGCTACCACTTTAAAAGAATTCAAAAATTCAATTGAAAAAGACTCTGCTTTATCAAGAAGATTTCAATCAGTTTTAGTTTCAGAGCCTTCTAAGAAAGATTGTCTTAATATCTTAAAGAGTTTAGCTCCAGAATACGAAGCTTTTCACCAAGTTATATTCAGAAAAAACGCTTTAGAGGCTGCGGTAGAACTTAGTTCTCGATATATTAATGATCGCTTTTTGCCAGATAAAGCTATTGATATCATAGATGAAGCTGCTTCGAAAGCTCGAGTGAAAAACTTTCACAGACCAGAAGAAATATTAAACTTAGAGTCTTCTTTAGAATCTTTAATAGATCAGGAGGAGTCTACCACTGACAAGGAGAGGAGAAAAGTATTAGCTGAGTGCGTTGATGATCTTTTTGAAAAGTATCAAACGATTTTAGATGATTGGCAGAAAACGATTTCAAAAAAAAAGATATACATTTCAAAAGAAAATATTGAAGAAGTCATTTCTCAAAAAGTTAAAATCCCTCTGTCAATTATATCATCCTCCTCGGACGATAAGTACTTAAAGTTAGAAAGTAACCTTAAGAAAGAGATTATCGGACAGGATGCCGCTATACAAAAAATTTGCCAATCCATACATCGTTCAGCTTGCGGATTAAACAATCCTCAAAAACCTGCTGGAGTCTTTTTGTTACTTGGTCGAACTGGAACTGGAAAAACCTTCATGGCTAAACAAGTGTCTAAATTTATTTACGGGGGTGAAGATAAAATTATTAGAATTGATATGGGTGAGTTTTCCGAAAGTTCAAGTTCTTCTAAAATTACAGGGTCATCCCCAGGATATGTTGGCTATGAAGATGGTAGTAATTTAGTGGATCAAGTCAGAAAAAAACCTTACAGTGTTATTCTTTTTGATGAAATTGAAAAAGCTCACCCAGATGTTTTGAAATCCTTGCTTTTGATTCTTGATGAGGGTAAGCTTAGTGATAATTATGGTAGGTCTGCTGATTTCAAAAATTGCTTAATTATTTTAACTGGTAATCTTGGCAGCGATATTCTAGACAAACCATCTCAATCTGTTGGGTTTCTCTCTAATGGAGTTAATCAAGATATCATAAATGAAAAAATTAATAATTTAGCCTGTAAACATTTTTCCCCTGAATTTGTTAATCGGATAAGTGATATTGTAATATTTTCTAATTTCTCAGACGATCACTATACAAAAATAATATCAATCTATATGCAAACTTTAAACAAAAGATTGAAAGCTAAGAAAATTCTCATAAGTATATCTTCAAATGTTTTAGACTTTTTAGTTTCAAAATTAAAAGATTTAAATCTTGGGGCGAGACCGATTGAAAGATTATTTAATCAGCATATTGAATCTATACTCTGCGAGAGTATATTATCAAAAGACATCGTTAATAATGATACTGTTAAATTTGATTATGTGAATAAAAAATTCACTTATTCTAAATCACAAACAACTCAAAACTAACACGATAGCTAATAAACTTATTATTTGAATAATTGAAACGTGATGAATCATATAATATTATTATACACAAATTTTATTTTCATGTGTAAAATTAATCAGCATGCTCTATGCGAGCATTAGTTCTTTAAAATTTTTATGGGCGTGTACTGGATTTGATTTAAGTTGGATCTATATACTGCAAGTCGGAGGTGTGTCTGGCTCCGATATCAAGACACAAAGCTGTATATGGCGAAGGTTATTATAGCATTAAAGAGCTTCTTGAAGCTGCTACTGAAGAGTACGATTCCCTCGTGCAATTCGAGCAAGCTGAAGAGCTTGAGATGGTAGCTTAAAGCTACCCCCTCGTTTTTATTGACGCAGATATTTAGAATACGAGGACGACATCTGCAAAAACAGATAAAATTTTACTAGTTTTAAAAACTGCACCACTGAGTATTCGGGGGCCTCAAATTTGAGTGAATAATTAAAACAAGTAGTTGGATGTTAGTATCATAACTTTAAAAAAAACTAACTAAACTTGTAGGTGTGTATTTTGAAGGTTTAAAGACGCGGGTTCAACTCCCGCCACGTCCACCAATTTCATATCGGCTTTTTAAATATTCTTTTGCGGCGTCCGCGTTTCCCCAGTTTCCTAAGCTCACTTCTTCATTATCTAAATTTTTGTAGTTTGCAAAAAAGTCTTCAGTTTTCCTCAAGAACATTGGGCAAACGTCATCAATATCATTTATATTCTCCTCCGTTAGTACTGTCGCAATGATTTTGTTATCAATAGATCCGCAATCTATCATATCAAGTAAGGCTAAGGGTTTTAATTTCACCAGTGCTCCTGATTGAATAATGGGGTCAGTGCTTAGCATTATTAAATCTACAGGGTCTCCATCCTCAGCTAAAGTCTTAGGCGCGAATCCGTAATTTCCTGGGTACGTCATTGAACTCGATAGTTTTCTATCAAATTCAATCATATTGAAATCTTTATTGTATTCGTATTTGTTGCTAGAACCCTTCGATATTTCGATAACGCCGTAAAAATACTCTGGGAAATTTTTAATTTGTTTATCTAAAATCATCAAAGAGAATTAGCTTTCAAATCTATTTCTATTTTATCGAAAATCATACCCTCGTCTCTTTTAAGGTTTATCGCTATAGCTTTTGGTTGTTTTAATTTCGGATCTTTATCGTTAATTAAAACCCTAACACCTCTCTCGATTCCCATTATTAATCTGTCGTATGGGACATTGCTTATGCTTAATTCTTCCAACGTATCTTCTCTTAAGTTTTCAGGTCTTGCCGTGGTGAGTATTATCATGTGACCATCTTCTCTCCATTTATTTAATTTATTTAATACTCCTGGGAGGACTTGGCACTTTTCTTTCTTATAATTTTCAAACTCTCGGTATTTAAAAATCGTCCCATCTATATCACAAAAAATTGTACTTTTCTTTTCCATATTTATTCGGGTCTTTTACCTGTTGGCTTCCCATCTTGTCCTATTATTCCAGCTCTAATCTTTGTTGCTGAAACTGATTGCAACTCTTTACTCAATTCCAACTGCTCGATATTGTACCCGACTCCTCTGCCATAAAAAATATCTGTAATATTTGGAAGTTCAATAATTTTTATTTTATTCCCAAATTCCACGCATGCAGTTTTAATTTCGGCTTTCACTTTCTCAAAATCATAAGGGTTTTTTTCATCAATTCCACCTACATCTCTTAGTGCTATACAGCATTGACCAGTTCTTTTAATTGATTCCGCGACTAAAGTTTTATGTCCGACGTGAAATGGTTGATACCTACCAATCAATAAAGCTGTGGGGGCTTGATTATTCCATTTTTCAGTAGCATTTATATTTTGAATTACGGTGTCGCACCATTCATCAGGGGTGCCATCTTCTAATATAATATCATGAGCGTCCCACCTTTCATCTTCAGTTGGTTTTTGGAATAATTTATTAGTGTCTTCGTACCTACCCTCCTCAATTCTATTCACCCAAATAATATAGTCAGGGTTAAAAGCTTTTCTTGCTTCTTCTGTTGGGCACACAAAATCCGCCACGGAATAATTCCCACTTATGCTGGCCCAATCGCATAACTTTCCCATTCTTTTAGCGTGCTCCATTCTCTCTTCAGGAGTAAATCCTAATTCGGAATAAATATCTTGACGAACAGCGTCTGCGTTAAACCAAGACGCTGAAAGTCTTGGTACTAATTTCTCAGCTAAAGTAGTCTTACCTGATCCAGGCAAGCCCATTATTAATATTTTTCTTTTAAGTTGCATTAAATCTTTTTTACACTTATTATAATAGATATGAACAAGAAAATCAAAAAAACAAAAATAAATACATCTGAAGCTCAAAAAAAAGCTCAAAAAAAATATGACGAGGCTGATACTGACAGGAGAAAGCTTCAAAAAAGAGATTATATGCGTCGCAAGAGAGCTGAGAATCCTAATTACTGTAGGTGGAAATAGCTTGACATTTTTACAACCTTGTGATAGACTACAGATCTATTATGAAAAAACGCGGAAGAAAAGTTGCTAATTGTCAAAAATCATTTCGAAAAAAGATATTTTCCTTCACTCAGTATTGGTTAATGTATTATACGGAAAAGTACAGTGATAATTCAGAAAAAGATTTTGTCACTTTCGTTAAAGCTAAATCTTACGCTCTAGCAAAATCCATTCTTGTAGGGAAGTCTCTTGAAAACGATCAGTCTGTTAAAGTTAAAGCTGTGCTAGGGTATATGCTTCATAAAAAATATAAAAACACAAAGACTAATAGAGTTTTATCCATTTCTGATTGGGAAAACATTCGAAACTCTTCCTTTCCAAATATCAATAATTTCCTTTTTAAAAAGGAACTTCTTCGGAAAAAAGGTTTTACTAATAGATTTAACAAAGCAAAGGCTAAAGATTGCAAAAATATAGGTTTTAAAAAAGGTTGCGAAAACTGGTCTCACAAAAACCGAAAAGGCATTTATAAAAAACTTCATGAAAGAAAAGGTTTGGCTTGGACTGGTGGTGAATGGGTAAAATGGGACAAACAAGAAATGCGAAAAACCAAAAACGAAATAATCAACGCGTTGGTCTTGAATAATAATAGCCGCAAAAAAGCCTCTGAATATCTCAATATTGGTAGATCATCCTTGTATAAGTTAATGGCTAGATGCGAAACCAGAGATTGGTGGAATAGTGAATACCCCATGGAAAAACCTGTACCTCCTAGAGTTTCTAGGGAGCAACGCTCAATCACGCAAAAAAAAGTTATGGCTAGAAGAGCGCAAAAAAGTTCAATATTTTTTGATAAAAGCGAACAGGCTGAAGAGAAGAGGATCAGAAACTTAAAAGCGGCAAAATCTAAACAGAAAAACGCTTATCGCGAATCTTTAATACCTAAAATTAAAAAAGCCCTTATTGAAAATAATAATATTAGAACTTTAGCGGCGAAAAGTTTAAACGTGAAGTATGGCACGTTTAAAGCGTGGATAGATCGCACTAAATTTTTAGTTGACTGGTCTAAAGAATACCCCAGTTCTTATAATAACAATAGCAAATCAACATGGAAAACAGTAAACAAGTCAGTTTAAAACTTTGCAATCTCTTCGATGATTTTTTGGTCGAATTTCAAGATGACATCAAAAGAATTGCTGGTAAATTTAAAAAACACTTTCACTTACTATCTGATGATGAAATTTACAGTGAGTGCAATTTACACTTACTAAAAGGTAAAGAAAAAATCTTAAGTACTTTCTCTCAAGATTCAGATTTCACAAGAGAGCAGTTTAAAAAAATCGCATATCATTATGTGAAAAATGAAGTAGTTTGGAGTCATTACAGAGTTCAAAATAAATCTTACAACCGTCGCAGGTTAGATGGTTTCGTCGAGACTGAAGATGGAACTAAAACTACATTTGAAGCTGCAATTGAAACTCGCGGTGTGGAGAATGAAGAGCTTGACAATGACAACTTATTTTTACAAGCTAATTCAAAACAGTTTTTTCATATACTAACTAAATATTGTTATCTTTTAACGGAAAAAGAGTGCGTTATTTTATCTTACGCTCAAAAGGGGGTGAACCAATATGAGATTTCTAAAAAACTTAAAGTGACCCATCAAGCTGTGTCAGCTATGTTTCTAGGTATTCAAGATAAATTGAAAAACTTTTTTAATTTTAATGAAGTTGTGCAAGGTGGGAGTCACAAATCTATTACTCAAGGGTATCAATGTATGGATAATTTTTTTGACAAAGGTATTGAGGATCCAGTCATAACGAGCAGAGACAAGGCTAAGATTAAAAATTTTATATTGAATAATCCAAAGAAATATTCAGGGGCGGAAATTAATAAAATATTATTTAATTCTAAATATAGTAGTTATAAAATGCAAGGTGCTATCAGAAGTTTAAAGCTAACCCTTAGCACAGTTAGTAAAAATCGCCCTTTCACAAAGAGTCAGAGAGTTAAGATGCTCAAACTTTTCAAATCGGGTAAGTGTTCTCGAGAAGTTGCAAAAGCAGTAGGCATCACCCTTAATTCAGCTCAAAGAGTCAGGGGAGAATTTGTTAAGCAGCGAAAACTCGATTCTGTAAAAAAAAATATTCAGCGACCTAATCAATAGTGGACTATACATTATGAATAATATATTATATAAAACAAAAACTTACCTAGTTGGTCATATGCAGTATCTTAGCGGCAGAGATTGGCGTGAAGAAATTTCTGAAAAATTAAACGCTCTATCTATAACTTGTTTTGATCCTTATAAAAAACCTTTCATTAAAGATGTTTCTGAAGACGAAGCTTCTCGCCAAGATATGGAAACTTGGATGAAGACTAAACAGTATGATAGAGTTGCTAATAAAATGAAAACAGTCAGATCTTACGATCTTAATCTGGTTGATCGTAGCGATTTTATTATCGCTCATTTAGTCCCTGATGTGGCTAGTTGGGGTAGCGCTGAAGAAATTGTTACTGCTGTTCGCATGAAGAAGCCTATTTTCATAAGTATGGAAGGGGGTAAGCCTAAAGCTCCATTATGGATGCTTGGAATGTTGCCTCATAAATATATTTATAATAGTCTTGACGAAATCGTGGATATGTTGTATGCTATAGATAATGGTAGTAAATCAATTGATTCAGATCGCTGGAGATTATTAAGAAAGGAATACAGATAATGGAAATTTTAGAGTTGTTTATTTATTTAACTTTTTGTTACGGCTTTTACTCGTACTATATGTCATGATCCTTATAGATAAAACTGATAATTATAATTTTCAATTCGGTTTCGATCAGACTCAAGATTATATCATAAACTCTTTAGAAACTCTTTTTATAGAAAAGCATGGTGAAAGTATGTATAACAAATGTGACATACTGATTCTCGTTCAAAATAATAATTTTTACCACGTTATTAGAAATAAATATAAAGTTAGGGTCAGTGGAGAGTTGGTATCAAACTTATGCTCTGATATAAAAAATTATTTATGAAATATTTAAAATATTCTGACGTGGCTTTAATGCCTACGTATAGCGAAGTTAATAGTAGATTGGATTGCGACCCTTCTTTAGATTTATTTGGTAAAAAGTTTTTACTACCAATCATTCCCGCTAACATGAAATCGGTTATAAACCTAGACTTATCAAGCTGGATGAGTGAAAATGATTACTTTTATATCATGCATAGGTTCAACAATGACATATATGCACAAATAGAACAAGCTAACCTTCAAAATTGGAAAACAATATCTTTTAGCGTGGGGGTTCAAGATAAAGACAAAACAATTATAAATAAATTAAGAACTAATAAATTAAGATTAGATTTCCTAACGATAGATATAGCGCATGGTCATTCAATAAAAATGAAAAGAATGATAGCATTTATAAAAGAAAACTTACCTAACACAAAAATTATCGCTGGCAACGTAGCGACTCCTGAAGCTGTCAAAGCTTTAGCTTCTTGGGGTGCTGACATAGTGAAAGTTGGAATAGGTCAAGGGTCTCCATGCACAACAAAAAGTAAAACAGGATTCACAGTTCCTATGTTCACTTGTGTTCAGAACTGTTCTGGGTTATACTCTGGAGAATTTAATGGAAACGGGGAAGAAATCCCAATCATTGCTGACGGAGGTGTAAAGCACAACGGAGATATTGCAAAAGCTATTGTTGCTGGGTCGAAAATGGTTATGGCAGGGGGGCTCTTTGCCGCGTGCGTTGACAGCCCTGCTGTCCACAGTAGTGTTCATAATACTTTTTATAAAGCTTATTTTGGCTCTGCCAGTGCAGAGAGTAAGGGACACAAAAACAACATAGAGGGAAAGCTCACCAATATCCCTTGTAATAATATGACTATCGAAGAAAAGTTACGTGAAGTCACTCAGGATTTACAGAGCTCAATTAGTTATTCTGGTGGAAATGCATTAACCTCACTTTATAATACAGAATATATTAAAACATGAATAAATCAAAATTAAAAGAAATTAAAAATATCATGGGGTACGAAGGTCACCCTGAGCAAAAAAGACTTTTGCGCAGATTTAAAAAATCATATGCCTCTTTAAGTAAAGAAGATAAAATTAAAATTATTCTCGAATTAAAAGAAAAGTTTAATGGAAAATAGTTTTTTATCCTTTATTATATCACTAATTAATTAACAAATTAAAACAAAAAAAACCATGGAAGAATCAAATACAAATCAAGAATCAAACAAAGGTCAAGAGTCAAACAACGAATGGAAAGAGCGCGAACTTGGAGCTCTATGGAAAAAATCGGGCAAAACTCAAAATTACTTTTCTGGCAGAATTAATATATCTAAAATCGCTGATGAAGATGGATTTGTTAATATCGTTGGTTTCTCCAATAAAAGAAAAAGTGAAAATCCCAACGCCCCTGATGTGATAATTTATTTTTCTCCTTCTGTATCTGATGGGTTATCTTTGAATAACAGTGGTAATTCTAGTTCTGAAACTAAAGTTTCAAAACCTGAAAAAGCAAAAGTTAAAGAAGCTGATGCCTCAAGTGGTGATATTGCTGAAGACGAAACTCCTTTTTAAGTTTTTGTGAGTAATTCTTATTATCTGATTTTGAGGAACGGCAGGAGGGCAGAGCCGAATGTTTACCTAGATAAGTCTATTGCGTCGTCAGTTATTAAAAAAATGCAATCATCTCTTTCTGTTTGGGATAAAAACTCTATAAATAAATTCACCCTAGTTAGAACCTCAAAGCCTTCTACTTATCTGTAGTGAATAATTATTACAAAAAGTCTTTAGAAAACTTTAAAGAATTGGCTGCGTTAAAAAATTTCAAGACAAAATGCCCAACAAAAAATCAGTATCTAAATTTTATCGACATCTTTCTATTAGGTAAAAATTCCAATGACTCCTCTCCGAGTTCAAGATCCTTATGTTTCAAACCTAGCTCTGGGCGCAAAAACAACAAATGGGTTTGGGTTGAAATAAAAAATTTCAAAGGAGATCCTGGTTGGCTTTACGGGGCTTCAGATTTTATTGTTTTTGAGTTCGTTGATCGTTATCTTTTTGTTCCTCGTAAAAATTTAATTGATTTTGTTCATTCTAAAATTAATTTCTCAGCGTCTATTGTTGCTAATCCCTGGGAAGCAAAATATAAAATTTTCCAAAGAGAAAACAATTTTGATGAAATTACTCAAGTTAATTCTTTAGAACTGCTTGAGCTGCCCGATGTGATTAATTGGAAAAAACAATGAGTAAAAAACAAATAGATTTCGCCTTAATTACTAGTAATTCATTAATGGATAAGATTCCCACGTGGAAGTCTTACCAATCAATGGAAGAGTCTCAATTTGTTGATTTGGTAAACTACTCAAAAGAGCTTATCGCATCCGATGACGATCATAAAATAACCTTTCTAGTTATAGCTGAGGGTGTAGACGAAGTGGAGCAAGAGCATGAAGAAAAAATTCAATTGGTTAGCGAGCAGCAAATTAAAGAAGATGAGGAAAAACTTGAAGCAGATTTGGCTCGAAAATCTTTAAGAGAAAAATCAAAATCAATATTAAATTCTATTTACGGTAGATAAGTCTTGACTTTTTGTACTAATTTTAATATATTGTAATCATGACAGAGCAAAGTAAAGTCAACTCAGCTATTGACAATTTTAAAAAACATCAGCGTAAGCAGGGCGGATCTTGCAATACAGATTCTATTTTCAACAAATCAACCTCTCATGGAAAAGGAGATTGTCCCAGAAAAGTTACTAGCGATTTCGCTAAAAACTTTGAAGACATTTTTCCTAATTCGTACAAACCTTCTTGGAAAAAATAATGAAAGACTTCATCACTCAATACAACCTTGTGTTCTCATCAACTTCAAAAAAAACATTGCATAATGTTCATTTAAAACTCCTCGATTCAAAATTTCTAGTTTCTCCTAGTTTTAATTGCGGTTTTCATAAACAGCACTCTGTTTTTTCTTATGAAGTTTTACTATCTGTTAAAGAAAATTTAAATTTTGTTTTCAGCGATTACCTAAATCCTTTATTAGATGAATTCCCAAATGTAACTGCTAGTTCTGATTTTCTTAGCCCTTCTGGAAAAGGACTTCTCAATCCTGACCTGACAAAAAACTATATAACCTCTTATTAAATTATGATTGTTTTAAATTTCGCCTTAAATAAATTCATGCCTTTTATTTTAATTTCTTTTTTGAGTTTTTATAAAATGGGGTTCCAATGCGTTGAGCCTTACGCAATCTTCGGGTTAGCATTCTTTATTGCTCGTTTTAATTTTAAAGCTGGCTACTCAGTAGCTTACTGCGAGAAAAATAATATCAATTTAGATTGTGAATAATTTTAAAAATAAAATTTTAGATTTTTTTCGCCCCAAGTATTATATTATTTACCGCAATGGGAGTAAAGAGGTTAAAACTTATAAAGTTGGTTCGATAAATCTATACAATTCCTTCGGCAATAAAAACTCAAAGCGAAATAATATAGGCTTTAAGGCTTACTGTTACGGAAGGAAAGCAGTTCGATCTTTTCGTCATGACAGAATTGTATCCATTACAAAAAAATGAACAATTATAGAAAAATTTTCATCGATTGTGGGGCGCATCAACTAGAAGGAATTTCACAATTTGTGAACGATGGTATTGTTTCAAAAGATTTTGAAGTTTATATGTTTGAGCCAAACTCAGCTTGCGGCACATTTAACCGTGTTAAAAATTCGAAACTTCTCGAAAATATTCTAGTTAATTTTCATGAAAAAGCTGTTTGGGACGAAGATACTTTTTTAAATTTCAACCAAGAACATTTTAAAATATCTCGAAGCGGCTCACCTTCAGATGGTAAGTCGGACAGAGATGGTTGGGGTTCATCTGTTGCTGGTGAAATGCAGCATGGTGGATATTTAACCCAAATTAAAGTTCAAGCTTTTGATTTTAGTAATTTCATATCTAGGTTTAATGATAATGATTTAATTATATGTAAATTGGATGTGGAAGGTTCTGAGTATCGCGTTTTAAGACGACTTATATCCACGGGTGAAATTAAGAAAATAAATTCTTTATATGTTGAGTTTCACGCTCATTTTAAAAGAGATGAAAGCAGCGAATCAACAAGATCTTTAATCTCAGATATTGTATCTTCAGGAGTCCAACTATTCATAGGCGATGCTTTAGCTTCTTGGCAACCAGTAACAGTTTGGGATGACGTTAGCAAAATACATATTAGAGATTCTAAATAATTTTGTCATTCTTACTAGAAATTTCGCTTTTAGCGTGTATTATATGTCTGTTATATACAACTTACCTATTAAAACAAAAATCATTTAACGCAAAATCTTTTGAGGATCAAAAAAGTTTCCTAGAAGATCAATTAACCAATCAAAAAAAAGAATTTAATTCAAGAGAGTTATTATTAAATAAAACTATAGAAAATTTACAGTCCTCTTTCGATAGAGAGCAAATTTTTTTAGAAGAAAGAAAAAAAGAATTAAATCTTAAAGAAAAAAAATTATTATCAGACATTAGTGATCTAGAATTTAAACTTCTAGAAGAAACCGAAGGAAGAAAAAAAGTTTTATCTCAAAAAAAGAGTAGCGAAGTTAGATTAGGAACTATAGCTGAAACCCTAGCTCCTTTCTTAGATCAATTTGAATTCAATCCAGAACAATGCACTTTCCTAGGGAAGCCTATAGATTACATTTCATTCGGAGAAGAAGAAGTGACTATTATAGAAATTAAAAGCGGAAACAGTCAATTAAATCAAAACCAAAGAAGAATTAGAGATCAAATCAAAAACAATAAAGTTTCATGGAAAGAAATAAGAATAAAATAATTTAAACATTTAACAAATAAAATATATATGAAAATAAATATAAAATCATTACTGATAGCCTTCGGGCTCTTAACTAACGCCGCGCTAGCGGGGAACTCAGCTAAGATTGGATATGCTTCCGATTTTTTCTATAGAGGTGACCAAAAAGCTCTTGAATCTGTTCAATCTGCAGTTGATCTGGAAACTGCTCTTCTTGGGCTAGATGCCAAGCTTCACGCTTGCACCAATCAATCTATCGACGAAGGTGTAGATAGTTATCGTTTTGCTGCTGGTCTTGGGACTAGTGTAGCTGAAGGTTTACTTTCTATCTATGGCGGGTTCAATCATTTCGAAGATGTTGCTGGTGAAGCTTTATCTGAGGTTCAAGTCAGCTTATCAGTTGGAGTCTTAGGTAACCCTAGCGTTTCTGCCTATAAAGATACGAGTGATGACCTATATACTCTTGAAGGCTCTCTGTCTCATTCTCTTGATTTTTCTTTCGCTAACTTAGGTTTGCGCGGCTTAATCGGAAATACTGATGTGACTGAATCTGATAGTCGTACCTATTACAGTGTTGGGTCAGAGCTTGTCCGTCAAGTTGGCGCTGGTGTAGATATCGGGCTGTCGGTTGACCTTATTGATGCGGATGACATTGAGCGCGAATTTGTATTTGGTACAACTTTAGCTTTTAGCTTTTAATTTAACCCTAAAATAAAAACATGAAAAATACATTAGACACAATTAGCTGCGCCATTAAAGGAATTGCGGCAACATTACTCAGCGTCCTTGGACTCCTCGTGATTGTTCAAGCGGTATTCGGTCTATCTGCTCCTGTAGATGTTATCGGAAACCTTCAAGCTTTAGTAGGAGGCTTTGTTGGTCCAGAAACTGGATTCACTTCGTTTCTTACCCTCGTTCTTGTCGTAGCTTTATTAGCTAAAAATAGCGAGTGCTCTCAAAGCAAGTGCGATAATGGTAAGTAATACTAATCTCATCTTGTAAATTAATTAAAGGGGGCGAAAGCCCCCTTTTTTTTGATTTGTAATAACTTTATTTTATTATATTAATATGAATGTTTTAATTACAGGGTCTAAGGGTTTTATTGGTTCTAATTTAATATCTTTTTTAAAAAAACATCACTCTTCAGGTATTAAAGTTGACGGCTTTGATCAAGATCTCTCTCAAATTCCCAAGTATCCAGATTGCTCAAAATATGATTGGGTTATTCATCTAGGTGCTATTAGTAGTACTACGGAAAAAGATGTTAATAAAATATTAAAATATAATTTAGATTACAGCGTGAAACTAATGTCTTTATGCGAATCTCAAAATTGCAATTTTCAATATGCGAGTTCCGCCAGTGTCTATGGTAATACGGGGAATTTTTCAGAAAATGGACCAATTTACCCATTAAACGCTTATGCTTGGAGTAAATATCTTTTTGATAGACATGTTGCTAAAACCCAAAGTAATTCAAAAGTTTTAATTCAAGGGTTTCGCTATTTCAATGTTTACGGGAACAATGAAGAATTAAAAGGTGATCAAGCTTCCCCCGTGACAAAGTTTACTCAACAAGCTAAGTCCTCTAAAATTATTAAACTTTTTAAAAATAGTGATAATTATTTCCGAGATTTCGTGTGCGTGAAAGATATCTGCCTCGTACACTTATCAATGCTAAGTCAAAATGTTTCTGGAATCTTTAACGTTGGAACTGGCGCGCCTATTTCTTTTCAAGAAGTAGGGGATTTAATTTCAAAAAAATATAACGCAGATATAAACTATATCCCCATGCCAGAAAACCTTAAAGATCAATATCAGTCCTATACAAAATCTGACACTTCAAAACTTAAAAAATATTTTGATTTAAATTTTATGAGTGTTAAAGATTTTTTATTAAAACAATCTTGATTTAAAGTGTAATAATATCATTATGGAAGACGAATTTTATTTTTCAGGACCAAAAGATTATGATGAGCAAACTGATTCGTTCCGCATGGATCTTGAGAATTTAATTTATAGATACATTGATGAGTATGATATCAATACTATTACTATGATAGGAGCCTTACAAGAAAAAATTATAGAATTATCTAATGAGGGTAATATAGAGTTTGAATCTGACGAAGATCTCTTAGAATAAATAATATATTATTATAATAACATCGTTTGTAAAATATGAAAACTGAATTTGACATATGCGTTATAGGTGCGGGAATCGTTGGTCTCTCGACAGCCTATTCTTTGCGACAAAAATTTCCAACAAAAACGATAGCTGTAGTTGAAAAAGAACACTCCTTTTGCCTGCATCAAACTGGCAGGAATTCTGGAGTTATTCATTCTGGCATTTATTACAAGCCAGGTTCCAAGAAAGCTTTAAATTGTAGGTCTGGTAAAAAAATTCTTGAGCGGTTTTGCAATGATCAAGGTATTGATTTTGAACTATGCGGGAAGGTTATAGTAGCTACAAGTGAATCAGAAGTGCCTAAGCTTAAAGAGCTTTACTCGCGGGGTTTATCCAATAAAGTTAATTGTGAATTAATTTCAAAACAGAGATTGTTAGAATTAGAGCCAAATGCTGCTGGTATTGAAGCTATTCATGTGAAGGAGTGTGGTATCATCGATTATACATCTGTATGTAAAAAATTAACATCTTTAATTAAAAATTGTGAAAAAGATGATTTTATTTTTAATTTTAAAGCTAAAAAACTTTCGCAATTAAATGGTAATGATATTTTAATCGAGTCAAAATGCGGCAAATCAATCGTCGCTAAAAAAGTTATAAATTGCGCTGGCTTATATTCTGATAAAGTCGCAAAACTTTCAGGGCTCAAGCCTTCTTTAAAAATTATACCGTTTAAAGGTGAATATTTTAAATTAAAAAAAGAATCAGAATATTTATGTAAAAATTTAATTTACCCAGTCCCTGATCCAAAATTCCCTTTTTTAGGTGTTCATTTTACAAGGAGGGTGGATGGATCTGTAGAGTGTGGCCCTAACGCGGTTTTTTCTTTCGGTAAAGAATCTTACTCAAAATTTGATTTTAATTTAATTGAAACCTTAGATTCTATATTCTATCCAGGCTTCATAAAGATGGCTTCTCAGCACTGGAAAATGGGTTTAGGAGAAATGTATAGATCTTTTAACAAGCAAGCTTTTACGAAAGCTCTCCAAAAACTTGTTCCATCAATTGAGTCTAATGATATAGATGCATCCCCCTCTGGAATAAGAGCTCAAGCAATCGACTCTTCTGGTAATTTAATTGATGATTTTGTTATTGAAACTGAAGGTTCTATGGTAAACGTCTGCAATGCGCCTTCGCCAGCCGCCACTTCTTGCTTTAGTATCGGAAATGAAATTTCTTCAAAAATCAATTTTTAAAAAAAAAATATTCAACAATCAATCTTTCAGTGGACTATAAATATGAAAAAAAATAAAATTAAAAAATGCCTAGTTACAGGCGGAGCGGGCTTCATTGGCTCGCATGTAGTTGAACAATTACTTGATCTAAATTATCAAGTCGTTGTCGTGGATAACGAATCTTCTGATGCTAATGAAGTTTTTAATTGGCGTAGTGATACGGAAAACCAAAAACTCGAATATTCTCCCGTTCATTAAAATGGAGATTTTACAAGATGTTAAATTTTGGGTAAAGCCTGCTCGAGGAAACTTGTTTCAAGGTTATGAATTAAATCACTCTATTTTAAGTGAATATATTCATGAAAATATTTTGTGGTTCCCAAAATCTACATGTGATCGAAGAGAAATTTTAATCGGCGATTTGGGAATCACCTGGGCCGAAGCTATTGCGCACAATAAAACAGGTGCCCCAAATATGGTTGAAATTAATAAAGGTGATAAAAAATTATTTCTCTACGACCATTTTGGATCGGAAAAAGAAGTGTTTCCTAAAGGTCAAGACCATGCACCCGAATGGAGACCTCTAAATTTAGAAGTTTTTTTATCAAAAAATCCTTCAGCTGGCTTGTCTATCCATTCAACTTCCTTAGATTGTTTTGATTTTGTTGATTTAAATACTTTGACGAAAATTACACCTAGCTCAGATTGGTTAATGAGCGTAAAACCTTCAATCACAGCTTTTTGGGATCGCCTTTTGCGTAAAAATTTTATTCCAAATTTTACTAGAGATATAACTGCCCCCCCTGAAGGTGTTATATTTATTCCTCATTTAGGTCTCGGAGATATGATTATTTGTTTTGGCGCAATCCAACATCTTTCAGAAAATTTCAACAAAGTTTTAGTTCCTTGCCACGCTCATAATAAAGAACAGCTTGACTATGCTTTTCAAAAAAATCCTAAAGTTGAATTTCACTCTGTCTCAACACCGCACTGGCGCACTGGAATGCTTAATCTTGTAAAACAATTTTCTACTTTTCGACCAATGGTTTCTGGTCAAGAAAATTCTATGGTTATGATTAATCATAATTTTGCGCCATCTTTTTATCATTTTTGGCAACTTAGCTACAGCTTATCCTTAACTAAATTTCGTTTACCTGAATTCGACGAAAGGCAAGACATACTAGCTGACCACCTTAAAAAAATATATAATATTTCTGGAGATTATTCAATTTGTAGCGCTGAATGGTCTAGAAATAAAGAGCCCGTTGATCTTCTTTCCGTTAATTTAAAGGGTCATGAATGCAAACATCCACTTATTTACATAAAACAGTCAGAAAATATATTTAATAATATGTTTTTATTAAAAAAACTTGTGCTTGGAGCGAAACAGGTTTTCTATATTGATAGTGCTTTTGCTCATTTCCTAGAACGCATTAACTATCAAGGCGAAGCTTATCTAGTTCGATCCCTAAAAGGTAAACCTTATCCGTTTTTATCTGAAGTTTGGCGGACAGAAACTAGTTTTCCTAAAATTCCTATTAGTGATTGGCCTAAAAATCTTCTCAATTGCACAGTAATTTAATTTTTTTTGTGTGTATTTATAATTAATGAATAATCCTCACATTCCCCGTTTCAATGCTACTGATTTAAGTATTATTTTTTTCGCGGCTTATCGCTTAAAATCTATAGATTTATTAATTGATCTTTTCGATGAAAATGCTCTTTACAGAGACAACTTTCACAAGTTAGGTGGAAAAACAAATTTAAAATTATTTTTCGAATCTTTTTTTGCAGAAGATTTTACTCTTAAAAGTAAAGAAATTAAGCATTGGGAAGATGACGCTTTAATTGATTTCGATATTGATCTTGGAAATCATTCGTTTCCTGGGCAAATTTTACTTAATTTTAATGAGAATAACAAAGTTACTCTCATGTGGGTAAATTTTTCTTAAAACATGGATATCTCTAAAAAGTATTATTCTATTGGCAAATTGCAAACTTTTGAATATAAAAAGTTATATCTTAAAGATGCAGTTTATTATAATGGCTCATTTTACGCATCTAAAGACCAGCTTGATAATTTTGATATGGATGGCCCCGCATTATCCCAATGGGCTTTACCAGTTCTCCCACTCGACCATCATACTTTGCCTAAACATATTGATCCCGCGAAATTACCTTATTTAACTTTAAATAATAAAAATGTCCCCGTTGTCAATCAACATCTCCACGACGCTATCCTGCACAATCTCTGGGATGCTATGTACGGTTCTTGGTATAATATTTTCCATTCTTTAAGGGAAAAAAGTTTCGACGACTATATTCCCGTAAGTATTGCTGCATCAAATCCCAAGTGGGGCGTGGGACGCAACCACCAAATAATCAGTCAATTTAGTGGCTCAATTGTTCGGAACAGGCATACATTTAAACAATGCTTTAGCGGAGAAGCGGTAAAGATTGAATATCTCTTCCCAGTTATTGCTCCTGCTAACGCTAATGTGTCCTGTGCGATAGCAGGTTCTAACGACGTTTTATATCCAAAATATCAAGCTGGAATGGGCAGAGGTTTTTTAGAGGCTGGAGCTGAAGATCCTGTTGATATTTTTATTGAAAGAATGTTTAAGAGGTATAATATAAATAGAAATCGATCTGTTGTTGATTTAAATAAAATTCTTTATATTAAAAATAAACGCCCTTTTCATGGTATTGAAAATTTATTCAGCAAACTTAATGAAAAATATAAAAATAAGTTTATTTTTGAAATCATAGATTATAATGACTATTTAATGCCTTTGCACATTGATGAAAATTTGTTCCCAATTGGCAGTAACAGCACATCTTGGATAAGGAATGGAATTCCTATGACTAATGATTTCGGGAAACAGCTTAACCTCATAAATCAAGCTCGCGTGATAATAGCTGGTTCTGGAACAGCGAGGTGTCGCAATTTTTTCATGCCCCATGGAGGCATTGAAATCTGTTTGCATGAACACGTTCATGGCAACAACACTCTTCAACTAAGAGAAGATTGTAAATTTTCCTCTATAAGCAAATATATCAAAATGATTGATGTTTTAGGTTATTCAGAGCAAGAAAATTTAACTAAAAGCATTCCATCTAACCTAGAAAAGTTAATTGATGACGCCCTTCTTTCTCAGCCATTCTCAACGCCAATAAATATTGAAGACAATTTTCACCCTTATGTTCGCAAAGCTTGGAAAGATGTTGATAATCTAAATACTAAATACAGTCATCTAGATCTTAATATAGCTACTCCTCTAGCCGTTACTTGTGAATAAAAATTTAAAAATTTTATTGCCAATTATGTCCTGGAAGCCCTCCCTTTCTGTGGGCACAAGTTTTGGAAACAATAGTGAATTACTCGAAGCTTCTGTGAAAAAAACTTGGCTTTCTAAACCTCACCCTAATTTTAATCATTTTTTCTTTTATGGAGGTCTTGGTGAAGATAAATTTCTAGAAGAAGAAAGAGAGCTTTATTTAGATTGTCCAGATGGACCTACTGGCGCTTATCAAACCGCTACAAAAACCGTTAAAATGTTCGAGTTTGCATTAAATAATTTTGACTTTGATTTCTTGTTTCGGGTAAATATAACGCCTTATCTTCACTTAGACAATTTATATGCAATCTTTTCAAATTTACCAAAAAATAATATCTATGGAGGTTGTTTTGGCACCAGGAATTATGCGCACGGTCTAGGGTTTGCTTTAAGTAGAGATATGGTAGAATTAATTGTTTCAAATCCATCTAATTTTCCACATTCTAATTCGATGGATGATAATTGGTATGGCTGGTTTATGGAGCATTATAAAATCCCCAAAACTCAATTTGCCCCTCCTATTTTTGCATTCCCTGATCTAATTAGTCCTGGCTTAAATCAAGATCGAGAACATATAACCAACTGGAGGCAAGGAGACCATCCTTTCTCCATGCACTCTCGCACTGGTCACTTAAGTTTTAAAGATTGCTGGTTAATGCGAACTTCAGTTAGTAAACATCGTGAAGGTACTTTAACTTCTATTGCTAGACAAGAATTATTACACGAACTTTTTAAATCTTAAAAATTACGATGAGTTTACCTAAAAATGAATTTCCCTTTGAGCAAATTATCCTAATTCCTATTGGTGGCATTGGTAATCGCTTTCAATTAAATAATTACGAAGAGCCAAAAGCGTTAATAAAAGTCTTCGGGGAGTCTATTCTTGTTCATTTAATTAATAATTTAAAAATTAATAAAGAAACCTTGGTCTGTATTACGTATCACAAAATGCATGAAAAATACAGGCTTGAAGACACCTTTAGAAAAGAATTCCCTGAAATCAATTTTTCCTTTAAATGTTTAAGCGAGCCTACAAGAGGAGCTGCTGAAACTATAAATCTTACTTTAAAAAGTTTGCCTCTTGATTACGATCTTCCTATTATTTGCCTCGATTCGGACAATTTTTACACAGAAAATATCATCAAAAAATGGAATCATAAAAATAAAATTTTCTATTTTCAAGATTTAAGTTCTAGCTGCGCACACTCTTATATATTAAAAGATAAAAACTATCGTGTATTAGATTTGCAAGAAAAAAATAGAATTTCTGATTTTGCTTGTTGCGGAGCTTATGGGTTTGCTTCCTATCAACAGCTTTTGAGTTATACGCAAATCGCATTAGACAACAATTTAAAATCTAATAATGAATTTTATACATCTGTTTGCATAAAACTAATGGTTGATGATGAAATACCTTTTACAGCAAGCTTAGTTGGCAAAAACAATTATCATCCTTTAGGTACTCCTCTCCTATTGAGACAGTTTTGCAACAATTACCCGAAAGTTTCGTCTATAGATGGAACTGTCAATATGAAAGTTTTAAAATTTTGCTTTGACCTTGATAATACATTAGTATCTTACCCACAAGTTCCAAATGATTATTCTACCGTTCTACCTATACAAAAAAACATTAACTTCTTAAAATATTTAAAAAGTTTTGGTCACAAAATTATTATTCATACTGCTCGCAGAATGAAAACTCATAAAAGTAATTTAGGTGCGGTGAACGCTGACATCGGGAAAGTGACATTTGAGACCTTAGATAAATTCGACATACCTTACGATGAAATATATTTCGGTAAACCTCATGCAGATTTCTATATCGATGATAACGCTATTTCAGCTTTCTCTAATCTAGAAAAGAAAACTGGCTTCTATCAAGATTCTATAAAACCTAGGGACTTTAATGTTTTAGAAAAATCTTCTCTTGAAATTTACACTAAAAAATCTACTGATTTATCTGGTGAAATTTATTTTTACTCGAATATCCCCCCTCAAGTTAAAGACATGTTCCCTCTTTTTATTGATTATGACATTAATAAAACTTGGTATTCTATAGAAAAAACGGGGGGATTAACCGTCTCAAATTTATATGTATCCGAATTACTCAAACCAAACAACTTAAGAGCTGTAATGGAATCCATTATGAGATTACAAAAAATTACTCCTAATAATTCCACAATAAATATATATCAAAATTATAAAACAAAATTAAAAGAAAGATATGAAAGTTATGATTATACTAGGTTTAATAATTCCGCTCAAGTTTATGATGCGATATGTAAACAATTAGACTTCTACGAATCTAAAAATTTGGGGAGAATTAGTTGTATTCACGGAGATCCAGTTTTTTCAAATATTTTAATCAATGAAAATCATAAAATAAAATTTATTGATATGCGAGGAAAACTAGGGGATACCCTTACAATATATGGTGACTATCTATATGATTGGGCAAAAATTTATCAATCTTTATTGGGTTATGATGAAATTTTATTAAATAAATCTGTTAATGCTGATTACAAAAACGCAATGCTTAATGAGTTTAAAGAAATCTTCTTATCTTGGTTTTCTGAAGAAGATTTTAATCACTTAAAAGTCATTACAAATAGCTTTTTATTCAGTTTAATACCCTTACATGATAATGAAAATTGTATTCATTATTATAATTTAATACAACTCGAACAATAAAAACTAATAATTTTACTTTTAAATGAAAATAATTAAGAGAAAACATTGCGAAATGACAGGTTCAAAAAACTTAGAACACCTTTACACTTTCAAGAATTTCCCTGTGTACATGGGTTGTACATTACAGGATGAAACAACCGATAAAAAATTTGATATGTCATGGGAAATATCAAAAGAAAGTGGGATTATTCAATTGTCAGAATTATTACCACTTGAGGTTTTGTATCCTGAATCTCATGGTTCAGGATGTATCGGGGGTCTATGGGACGAACATCATAGAAACTTTGCGTCATTCATTCATAAATATAATCCAAGTAGCATCCTGGAAATCGGTGGTGCTCATGGAATTCTCTCAAAAGTATATCATGATTTTCAAGAAGTTGATTGGACAATAATAGAACCTAATCCAACTCCACTACCTGGCGTCAAAGCAAAGTTTCTAAAGACTTTTTTTGATGATAGTTTTAAATTTGAAGATCACTATGATACAATAGTACACTCGCATGTCTTCGAACACATTTATTACCCTAGTAAATTTGTTGAGCACCTTTCAAATTTCATTGGACAACAAAAAACTCTCTTATTTAGTATTCCTAATCTAAGGAAAATGTTAAAAAATCGCTTTACTAATGCACTAAATTTTGAACATACAGTGTACTTATCTGAAGAATATGTCGATATAATATTAAATAAATTTAATTTTGAAATCTTAGAAAAAGTCTATTTTAGAGACGATCACAGTATATTTTACGCTTGCAAAAAAGTTGATTTTCTCGAATCAAAACAATATTACGAAGGATTCTATCAAAATAACAAAAAACTTTTTTTCGATTACATACAATATCACAAAGATATTGTTTATCAAATAAACAGTAAAATTAAGGATTATAAAGATGGTGTTTTCATTTTTGGAGCACACATTTTCACCCAATACCTCCTTGCGTTCGGAGTTAGGGAAAAAAACATAATTAATATTTTAGATAACGATACTGCCAAGCAAAATAAAAGACTCTACGGCACATCACTCTATGTTGAATCACCCAAGGTTTTAAATAATTATAAAAAACCAATGGTCATATTAAAAGCAGGTTTTTATGATGAAGAAATAAAAGCAGACATTCTAAATAATATAAATTCTGAAACTATCTTTATATAAAATTTAATTAATAATTTCCTTGACTCTTGTTTTATATAATGCTATGATTACATCATGCATTACCCAAACACTAAGAAGAATGTAAGTAAAATCCTAAACAGGAGAAATGATGGATACAATACCATTATATGCAATGCGCCATGCCAAAGCGGTAAAGAGATTAACAATAATGTTTTTTGTGAACAATGAAAATAAATAAAAAACTAAAAAACGTAGAGTTTGAATATGACGAAGAAACCAAAAAGTTTCTAATAATAGATGGTGAAGGTGGGGGTTCTATCGAATTAAATAAAGTTTATGCTTTTGCGTTTATGCGCTTTGTTGTTCGCATGGCTCAAAGAAATTGGTTGAGAAACAAAAAAAACCCCGATAGACAAGGTGAGCATGCGGCACGATATGAAGATCAATTAGAAATGTTTTAATAATTAATTAATATACTTAACATGAAACATGTAAATATAAACAAAAGCTCACAATTAATATATGCGGGGACAGATGAAGAATTTTTTTGGGTCAAAAATGACCTACCTGTAGAGGAAGGCGTTGCGGTAGGTTATGAAGTGGAAAAGGAAGAGACGCTCTTTGATAGCTATAGTATAGATCTAGTTTTATTTGAGGATATTTACCATGAGTTTAAAGAAGTATTCTAGTCCTAAACTTTTTGAATTTAGAATTAAATACAATGCTGGAGCTGGTCATTCCGCAAATGATAGTTATCATTACTACACAGCGGAAAGCGCTAAAGACGCTTTTGAGTATCATTGCTCAATGATGAAAAAACATAACTATAGAAGTCAGACTATTTCTGTAGAGAAAAAAGATGTGTATAGAATTCTCGCTGGCATACCGCCTAGATGGATTGATGAAAGTGAGGTTATTCATAATGCTTAATAAAGAAAGATTCTTTTGGGTAGCTGCGGTTATTTTTCTAGTTTTGAATTATTCAAATCAATCTAATAAAATTTTAGATTTGGAAATTGCAGTCGCTCATAATACAGACTTTGAAACTCTTAATTTGAAGAGGCGAGTTTTTTATAAAATGTTACTAGATTCTACTAACGAGCAAAACAAACCCAAGGGGCAATATGGCAAATCATTAATCAAAAGTCTAGAGAATGAAAATTAATTCCACTCAAATAATTTATTCTGAACATGATTATGACGAGTGTTTTGAGTTTATTGATGGCTCTGGGAGAGTTCCAGAAGGAGATGCTGTAGGGTTCTTGATTCGTTTATTCCCCGATGATAAAACTCCTGCTAAGTTAGTACTATTTCAGGATATTTGCTACTGCCAAAACGATCACAGGTATTGGAATAATTTAGATTTAGAAAATGATGTCGATAGATTAGTTTTACCATGATAGCATTTAACAAAGATTATAAGAACGATAAAGATAATGAATATTCTCTCAAAAAACTTGAAGACATTTTGTTTAAAATCTATCAAGAAGATTTAACCGATGAAAGTATTGAAGACGCAAATCTTTCAGAGCTTCTTGAAATTGTTTATTTTCATTTATTTACGGAAAACTATACAAATATAAATTTATCAATAATTAAAAATAAAAATAATTCTCTACAAATAGAGGTTAATGATCTCAAATGAAAGATATAATTAATAAAGAGTTAAATTACTCTAAAAAAATAGAACTTATCAAGCCTTTTTTGTTTAAGTTCATCTCGCCCAGAATTTACAACAATGAAGACGCGAAAGATGTTTTGCAAAACACTCTCTTAATCTTAATTCAAAATAAAATAAATTATAATCCTAAGAAGAGTTTTTATAGTTGGGCGTTTACAATTTGCCATTTTCAAATTAAAAAGTTCCTTAGCCAGAAAAAACGCAACAGAGAAGATAATGCTGATTTTGTTGGAGACTTAGGTTGTGACGGTAAACTTTGCCCTAAATCTATTCTGCAAAGCAAAGAAGATAGTTTTGTTAAAAAAAATATTATATCACGGATAAAATCTAAATTCTTAACACCTAGAGAGTTGGAGTTTTACCTTCTTTTTGAAAATGGCGAAGATAGGCTTTCCATTATGTCTTTAATGAATATTAAAAAATGTAGTTATTATCAATATAGAAATAGAGTTATTAATCGTTTTAAAAAAAATTTACATTTAGCTTCGAGTGGATAGAAAACTAAACAATGTTCCTAGAAAAGACTCCATTCTTAAGTTGAGGGGTGAAGGCAAAAGTTACAATGAAATTTCAAAAATTTTAGGATGCTCGAAGTCTACTATAGCTTATCATTGCGATGGCGGTAAGGAGAAAAAAAGAGTTCAAGAATTAACGAGGAGGCGTAAAAAAATTTGCAGAAAAGTTTCGGGGTTTAAATCTAGATGTTCTAGCTCTAATTACCATATTTTATTAAAGAATAAAGTTGGTAATTTCAAAAAAAAGATTTCTTCAAGTTCGAAAAGCCACTCCATTGTTAACAATGTTTCTGTTAATTATTCTTGTCAAGATGTTATAGATAAGATAGGAGAAAACCCTATATGCTATCTAACAGGAACGCCTATTAACTTAAACCAACCTGAAACTTATAATCTTGATCATGTAATACCCACTGCTAAAGGAGGCTCGAATAATTTAGATAATCTTCAAATATGCCTTAAGGAAGCAAATTCTGCTAAAGGGCAATTGAGTTGTGAAGAGCTTTATGATTTGTGCGAAAAAATTTTACGCTGGAAAAGTAAAAAAAAATAGAAAATTAAAGCTTTATATATATTATATAGCTATATACAATTTAAAATTATGAATGAAGAACAACAAAATATACTTAAAAATTTCACGAACTTAGATGAAGACTTGATTGAAAGTCAATTTAAAGCGGATTTTGAAATACTCCGAGAAGCTTGGGGTATTGAAATCAGTAAGCCTGGATGCACGCAATGTATTAAAAATGGAGCTATTCATAAATACAATCAAATTGCTACCAACATGATTAGTCATGGCTTATCTATTGAAGAATCCAAGCATGTCCTTGATAAGAGAAATGATTTAAATAAAAAACACCAAGAGGTGGCTCAAGAAATCGATCAGGAAATTAATGCTGCAATTGAAGAGCTTAAAAGCTCTAAAACTAATTCGTGAACAACTTAAAGTACTTTACCGCTGCTTGGTGCGGACCTTGCAGGTCTTTTAAACCTACTATCGAAGAGTTAAAAAGTGAAGGTGAAAACATTGATATTATTGATATTGATGACAACCGATCTTTAGCTTCTGAGTATGAAATAATGTCCGTGCCAACTTTAGTTTTTGAAAGATCGGGTAAAACTTACGCGAGAACATCTGGTGGGCTTCCGAAATCAGAAATTAAAAAAGCCTTAAATTGGAATCCTGAGTAATTTTCCCTTGACTTCTTGCGTTATGTTTTATATTGTATTGTTATATGAAAAACACCTATATAAAAATAACAGACTTATGGCTCAATGGTAATTACGCTTCTGCTAGCGAAGCTATAAATAAAGAAGACTGGAGTAGTAAAGATTTTGCTAAATTTTGCGCTTACTTCGCTAAGTATTGCGGCTTAAAAGAGCTTAATATTTTGTGGAAATTTTTATAATTAATCTAGCCACCTTAGCTCAGTTGGTAGAGCGCCTCACTTGTAATGAGGATGTCGTCGGTTCGACCCCGACAGGTGGCTCCACTCGCATCTTTAATCGTGAGTAGGCTTGAACTAGCTTGGGATTCTTTTAGTTTTTACTCTAAAGAAGTCTTAAATTTTGAACCTTCCTATCAAACTTATCATTTTGTTCTGGATTCTTATTTAAATAACGAATTGCATTTAAGCGTTTCTGAGAAAAAAAACTTACATCAAAACCTTAGCGAGTCTATCAACTCTCTTTATAATTTGTATTACAAACAAATACATTCTTTAGATGAAATCCAGAAAGCTTCATTGAGCGAAAACGTCTCGGGTGAGAATGGGCATTTACTCGATTTTGATTCCGACTCTCTATCAACTTTAAAAGGCTTAACTTTAGACTTGATTTCGCAATTAGAGATTGATAAGAATAATATTCAAACGTTATTAATGTAGAAATGAATGCTAGCGAATTAAGGTTTAAAAACATGTGCTTGGGAAAAAAATTTCAAATATCTAAAGCTACAAAAAATCAAGATATTTATGAACATTGGGATTTTAAAGTGAACAAATCTCTGGTAGATGTCAAAGGGCTTAAAAAAGTTTCTCGTTCTGATGGCAATTATAATCACGATATAGCTTGGCTTGAAATTCAGAATGTTCGAGGTAACCTTGGGTGGCTAAAGGGTAAAGCTGACTTCATAGCATTTGAGCAAAAAGATTATTTTTTAATAGTGGAAAGGGATAGCTTGCTTAATTGGTTGAGAAAAAAAATTACGAATGTTAATTTTGTCACCTCTTCTCGTTTAGCTCTCTATAGATTATACCAAAGATCGGGTAGGAAAGATATTATTTCTATGGTAAAAATCTCAGATTTTAAAAAAGAAATTAAATATTGGAGATTGTTTTAGTGTATCCATTATTATGGATCATAAGCACCTTTTAGTTAATTCGACATTTAAATCAACTCCTTTTCGCAACCCTACCTTTACAAGTGATTGGATAAGAGATTTAGTCGATTTGATTGATATGAAAATTTTATATGCACCTAGATCAGTGAGGTGTGATAAAAAAGGTAATGAAGGAATTAGCTCGTTTTGTTTAATAACTACTAGTCATATTGCTTTGCATTCTTGGGAGAAAACAGACCCGAATTTAGTTCAATTGGATATTTATAGTTGCAAGCCTTTTGACCATTTTCTAGTTTTGGAAGAGTTTAAGAAGTTTGAGCCTATTAGCCTTGGGTGTAAATATCTAGATAGATCTTTATCAGCTACAGAAGGTTGGATTATAGGTGATGAAACCAAATACTGATATCCAAATTTATTTTCGACATTATTCTGGGGCGATTACTCAATATGATTATATGTTTTTTGACTGCATGGCTGAAGTACCATTAGAAGAAGAGGATTTAGCTTTACAAGAAGGCTGGTTACCTGACGACTACTTCATCCCAAATAATGGCGACAAAAACCATTGGTATCAAGCTAGACAAACCAGGATAAATTTAAAAAAGTTTGAAGATAGTAAAAGCGCAAAAAAGACTAGAAAAAAATGCAATAATATTGAAATAAAGGCTTATAAAGCTCAAGAGGTAAATTTAGACGTGTTAACTAATATATTTGATAAATATATAGAATATAAAAATTTTAAACCTTGGAGTTTAGCTCCTTTAATTAAATTAGAGAAAGAGCGTAAATTCTTTTTGGTTTACCACTCTACTTCTTCTGAAAAAGGCGGCTGGCATACTCCAATAGCTTTTACTTACATGAGGGATGTCGGTAGTAATAGCGTATTCTCCACTCAATTCGCTTGGGATTATTCAGAACCAAAATTATATTTAGGCAAATATGCAAATCTCGCTGAGATAGATTATTGTATAAAAAACAATAAAGATTATATGTATATGGGAATGGGTTACGAAAATTGTTGTATTTATAAATCTGACTACAAAGGGTTTGAATTCTGGACTGGGCAAGATTGGTCTGATGATATTGAACACTACAAATTTTTATGCGAAAGAGATTCTAAAATTACTAAAACAAGTGATTTAGATAAAATAAAACGATATGACGACAAAAATTATTTTAAATAAATATTGATTTCTAAATGTAAATTTTTATAATATATTATATGAATAATAGCAATAAATTATCAAACGAAATTAATAGCTTTAAACAAATTTGGAAGGGGGGTTTCAAAACAGGGTACACCCCAAAAAGAAATCAAAAAGGACTGGAAGACTACCTATCAAATGGTTTAGTGGGAAAAACATGCTTAGAGATAGGTTGTGGGCGGGGGCAATGGAGTAAATTCATATACGATCAAAATATATTTGATAAAATATATTGCGTTGACGTATTGTCTGCTGAACACAACAATTTCTGGGGCTATGTTGGAGAAGATAAAAAAGATAAGATTGAATATATTCAGGTAGACGATTTTTCATTAAATAACATCCCCGATAATTCAATAGATTATGTTTTTTCCTATGATGTCTTTTGTCATATTTCTTATTCAGGTCAAAAAGAATACATATCTACATTAACAAAAAAATGTAAAACATCTTGCATTTTAAATATAATGTATGCAGATGCCGAAAAATATTTAAATAATGAGCCAGAAAACAAGTGGTTTATAAAAGGTTATTTACCAAATAAGGCAGAAGGCATAAATTCTGATGAAGACTTAATTAAGTTGGCTCTATTAGATAAAGATGGTGAACATATTACAGGTCGTTGGTATTGGGTAGGAATACAAAATTTTAACAATCTTATTAAAGAATATGGTTTTAAAATTTTAAGTGAAGATTTAAATATTGACAAAACAAATCCAATAACTTTATTTTTAAAGTGAAATTATTTTAATCATAATAAATGAAAGAATATATTGAAAGAGCTGGAGACTACATAGAAACTAATAAATTTTCTTATATTGTTCGGGATTCTGCTAACGCCAGCATCATTTTTTGCAAAACTGACCCCCTTCTTCAAGAGTTTGATCGACTAAAAAATTTGAACAAAAAAATAATTTTACTGACGGGTAATTCTGATTACCCAATCACAGAAAATCATGTTCGTCAAGCTCCTAAAAATTTAGTTCGGCTTTATGGGCAAAATGTATTATGTAATGATAATCGCTTTGTCCCAGTTCCAATGGGTTTAGAAAGCAGTGTAATTTGTCGTAGAGGATTTGATCACGGAGTTTACTATGATAGATCAAAAGAATTGCAAGATCTATTAATTACACATACTGACGAAGATAAAAATATTAATCGAGCTGAAAATTTAATTTATTCTAATTTCACCATTAGAACAAACCCTATTCACAGGCAAGCTGTTCATGATTTTGCGCAAAATGTTGATTTTATAACCTCTGGTGAGAGAAAATCTACTCCTGATTTTCATCAATCAATTCTAGATCATAAAATTACTTTATGCCCTGCGGGTAATGGTCTTGATACTCATCGATTATGGGAAGTTTTATACTTAAACAGAGTTCCTCTTACAATTTTTGCAGATCAAAAATCTTGGCAAGGTTCGAGCGATATTTTGCCAAATAATAAGGAATATGCTATTTATAAAAAACTATACTCCCAATTACCAATTATTATGCTTGATCGCATAGAAGATCTTCAAAATAAAAATCTTATTGAAAACTTATATAATGAAGTTAAAGATAGACCCGCCAATTTAGCATATTTTTCAAATTGGCAAAAAATTATTCATGATGATTTTAATAATCATATTTAATTTTAAATTGTGATAAAAGATTATATTGATTATATTTCATTAAAAAGAAAAGAGCTTGGAGATCACTCAATTTGCCCCTTCGCTAAAACTTTTTTAGATAAAATAAAAATAATTGAATCCACTAATTTTATGGCAGATGCATTTGATTGCATACAAAATAAAAATCATCCAATGTTGTATTTAATTTATGGTGACTCAAAACAATTTGATAAAAAATGGCTAGAAGAATTTTGCAACGATCACCAGCAGTTTGCAAAAATAAATGACCTGTGGTTAATATGGGATCACCCCGATCAAATAAACAAAATAAATGGAATAGAGACAAACAATAAAGAGTATGCGATTTTGATGATTCAAAGATTATCTGAATTGAATGAGTATTCTAAACGATTACATAATACAAACTATTACAGTTTTTGGGATAAAGATTATTATAATAAAATAGTTCAAGATCGAACAAATCACTAGAAATCTAAACTTCTATATGTAATATATATTCATGAAAAAATATGACCAAATAAATCAAAAGCTTCTAAAATCTTTGCCCAACCCAAGCGCTAATTCTTATGAAATAAAAGTAAAAATCCCCGAATTTACTTTCCTTGGGGTCAAAAATCAACCCGATTTTGCAAATGCTTATATTAGTTTTTACCCTAAAAATAAAATTATTGAGTTAAAAAGTTTAAAAGAATATGTCTATAATTTGAGAGATATTGTTGTATCCTACGAAAGGCTAATTAATATATTTTTTGATCATCTTGATGATGTTTATGAACCCGATAGATTAAGACTAACAATGATTTTTAATCCTCGTGGAGGAATTTCTTCAAAATTAACTATTGATTCTGATTGGTATATTCGTGGAGGAGATGAAAAATATAAAGATTGGACGAGTCACTCTGAAGAGTGGAGCGTTAATATGTGAATTAAATAATTAATTTATTTTAAATAAAGTTTAAATTCGATTTTTTAAAAAAACAAATAATGCGAGAAATTCAAAATGAAAACGGGAATTACATTTAGTACATTTGATTTACTTCATGCAGGGCATATTGCTATGTTAGCTGAAGCAAAATCTGTTTGTGATTATTTAGTTTGTGGACTTCATGTTGATCCACAAGTTGAGCGACCAAATAAAAATAAACCTATACAAAGTGTCGTTGAGCGTTATATTCAATTATCTTCGGTGCAATATGTTGATGAAGTGATTCCATATAATCTTGAAAAAGATTTGCATGATATTTTATTGACCTATCCCATTAATGTTAGAATTATTGGCTCGGATTATAAAGATACTGAATTTTCAGGTAAAGATATTTGCTTAACAAAAGGTATAGAGATTTACTACAATAAGCGCTCGCATAACTTTTCAAGCACAGAATTGAGAAAAAGAATACGACAAGCAGAAAATGACAAACAAAATGAGCGCAAAAACTAAATTTGTAGAAAAAAGATGGGGGCATGAAATATGGTTCGCAAATAATGAAGAAGAAAATTACTGCGGGAAAGAATTATTTATTAAAGAAGAGCGCCATACATCTATGCACTTTCATCTCGAAAAACATGAGGTATTTTATATACTAGAGGGGCAACTCGCTCTTGAGCTAATCGATACTAAAATTGGTCAATCAAGCTGCATCATCTTAAATAAGGGCGATAAATATGAAATAAAGCAAGGTCAACCTCACCAACTTATTGCTCACAATGGATCGGTGAAATTGATTGAAGCGAGTACGTTTCATAAAAATTCAGACTCTTATAGAGTATATGATGAGCTGAGATAGATTTAATTAATTAAAAATTACGAAATTCCCATTGAGGTTCTTGCTCGTCCCTCTCGTTTAAATAATTAATAATCATTTCTTTTATAGCTTGACCTTCTACAGAATTTATTATATACTCATTTAACGAGCTGTTTTTTTGTTTTGCCCATTCGCTCCATTGTTTAAACATTTCTTCAGTTATTTCAATGCGGACTTCCTTTTTCATGTGTAATATATACACATACAATAATGAAAAAACTTTATTTAATTTGGGCTAGAACTTTAGATCATCGAGTCGGCAAAACTGATAAAGATGAACCCAATACTCCAATCCTTTCGCTTAGAGAGGCTAGTTTTAGCTTGATCTTGAGAACGATTATAGTCGTTGTAAATATAACAACTTGTTTTTTTATAATGGCAAATATAATCAAAAATTGGTAATGAGCAAAAAAGAATTACCCGATAGTTATGTACCAAATGCTTATGCCCTACCTTATGCAAGTAATCTATCTGCACCTGTAATTAAGCCCGATCATAGTCTCGGTGGATGGAAGATTGGAGCGGTTCACTCTGCAAATAAACACTATGAAGAGCGATTTAATAAATTAAAAAAAGAATTTGAAGAATTAGCTGAAGATTTTAAATGGAACGAAGTAATATTTAATGCTGAAATGAAAATGAAACCTGTTATCGGTAACATATATCACTTGTACCAAAAAGATAATAAAAAATACTTCATGAGTTTATTCGCTCCAAACGAATGTACTTGGGGAGATCAACATGAAGGTAGTTTTAGATTGAATTACGACAATCGATGGGAAATTATAAATAACTCTTAACAATAGAGAATTTACCCAAATCAAAGAAAATACAAAACGCTATTGACATTCTAAATTTCTTATTATAATATTAATTTATTATGAAAAGAGGAAGACCAAAAGGACATAGCCCATATACAGAAATTAGCTACGAAGACCTAAGTGATTGGGTTGGATGTAAAACGAAAATCCCTGTTTCTAAAAAATGGTTGCAGGTATTGATGGGGAATGAAATGGAAGATGATATTCCTCTTGACAAAATCCCTAAAGAGGATAATGTTGAAGATATTGACTCGAAAATAGAATATACTTTAACCAAATTTGATGATGAAAAATAATTATTTTAAAGGATTAGTAGGACAAGATGCAGTAAAGAAAAAGCTTTCTTTTTATTTAGATGCTTTTAACAAGACTTCTCAATGCCCTTTCCTTCTAATGTCTGGAGCTAAAGGTTTGGGTAAAACAGAGTTCGCTAAAGCGTTTGCTAAAAATTTATACAATCGAGATGGGGACAAAAGATCCTTCCTAGAACTTAATTGCTCTACAATTAAAAACAATGAGCAATTTTTTGAACAAATCTTTCTCCCTCTTATTGCTGATAATGAGATCACCATCTTGTTTGATGAATGCCATGCCTTACCTCAAGATTTAACAATGGCATTTTTGACTATTTTTAATGCCGAATCTAATACGAGAAAGACTTTTGAATGGAACGAAATGACTTTTGAATTTAATTTTACAAAGCAAACTTTTCTTTTTGCCACTACAGAGACTGATAAAATTTTCCCACCACTCAAGGATAGATTGACTATAGTTGACTTTGAGGCATATAGCCCTACTCATTTATCTGATATATTAAAATTGTGTGCGCCCGAAGTTGAGTTTATAAATAGAGTTGAAGAAAAAATTGCTAGTACAATTAGAGGTAATGCTCGTAGCGCAGTAAAGAGGGCTAAGGAGATAGAATTATATTGTGGAGCGAGAGATTGTTATGTTTTTGGATTACAACATTTCGCTGATCTATCTGACCAAGTCGGCATCTTACCATATGGAATCACTTATACTGAAAAACAAATTTTACAAGCTTTAAATAATTGTGGTTCAGCAACCCTAACAGGACTTGCGGCAAAAATCGGTATGAGTAAAACCGCATTGCAAAGAGATCACGAATTGTATTTATTAAATCAGAACCTCATTGAAATTGATGGTAAGAGAAAGATAACAGGAAAAGGTTTAGAGCTTTGCAAGGTTTTTGATTAATTTATTAGTGTGGTATAAAAAGATGTTGACATTATATGTTATAAATTATAAACTTTACTTATGAAAACTATTTTAGGATTAACTTGTATTAGCGAAGAGCTTAAAGAAAAAGATAAAAAAAGATATTCTTTTCGCACGATGACTCGTAAACGATTCAATGATTTATGTGTAAAAGATGGTAGAGATGAAACAATTAAAGAGTTATCTAATAGAATTTTGCATAATGTTGTTGTTACTGAATCTATTGTTGGTCATTGTGCTAAGTCAAATATCGGGCATTATCGTGTTAGTTCTGCTCTTTTTCCTCTCGTTACCGATGAAACTTTGGGTATTGATATTGAAGAGTTGCCCGATATTAAGCAAATCCAAGAAGAATTAAAAAAAGTAGGCGATACTGCTAGAGAACATGGTGTTAGCATGGGTTCTCATCCCGACCAATTTAATGTTCTTGCATCTCCCGATAGAGATAAAGTTGCTCGTACAATAAATGAGCTAAATTTTCAAGCAAGTGTTCTTGATATGTTAGGTCTTCCACAAGACCATACCGCGCCAATGAACATACATATTAATTATACTCCAAAAATGGATGAAACACTAGAGATAGTTGCGACTAGATTTTTTCGTAATCTTTCTATGTGTGAGAAAGGTGTTTATAAACGCTTGACTATCGAAAATGAAGACAAAGGTTTCTTCAATGTAGATAACTGCATTAAATTTAGCGACCATTTGTTTGAAACATTTGGCGCAAATATTCCTGTTTGTTATGATAACCTACACGATTTCTGTAACCCATCAGAAGATCACAATGTTTCATTCCAAGCAGAGCGTTGTGCGTATACATGGGTAAACCAAGGGGTTGGGGATAATAACTTTCTTGCTCCTGTCTTCCATTGGTCAGAGGGTAAGCCCGATAAACCAAGATCACACGCAGATTATTTTGCCCTTGGTAACATTCCACCGCATATTGCTATCGACCCAAATAAAGAGGCTAAATGGGAATGTGAAGTTAAAGCTAAAGATAAAGCTATTCGTCTCTTGAGGGGGAATTCAATTACCGCATGAAAAAAACAAACAGGGAACTATCCATAGGAGATTTCGTGAAAGAAAAATCTTTTAAATTGCAAAAAAGAGTTGGTGAAATATTAACTATATTATCCGACAATAAATCTGATCCTACTTTTGAATGTATGCAAGTTCATCCAAAAACTTTAAAGCCAATTGAAAAAATGATTGGTAAAATTAAAAGCTTTAAGATAAGAAGGAGTAAATGTAAACCATACACCCCAAGGAATCAATTGCTTGAAAAAAAAGATTTTTGCATAGGGTGTTTTGTTAGTTACAAATTGAATGCTAATATTAAATATGGAAGAATTATTTGTTATTTAAATAAAGAAGAAGGTTTGTACCCTCATTCCTACGATGCAGGTAAGTATAATGGAAAAGATTTATTAGAATGTGTTGAAATAAATCCAAATAATTTAAGTAGAATTTTAGATTCTAAAGGTAATTCAAAAGTTTTTATAGCTAATTCGGCTAAATGTAAATTGGTTAATGCGCTAGTTAAAAACGACAAGGGGGAAACGATTATTCCAACAAGACTTGATATTTAAGGCTTGACACTTCTTTTTTTTAGCTGTAGTGTGGAGTTGTTATGAAAAAAATATTTAACATAATTTTGCTTACTTTTAGCATTTTTTGTTTTGGTCAGCGACAATCCGAAAAATTTGGCTTTGTGAAGGGGGAGGTTTACAACCCCTGCAAAGTTACTCAAAATACTTTTGGAGCTATTAAAAATCAATATGGTCAATGGGTTTTACCTATTGGTCATCCAATGTTTGATTTAATAAAAGAGGGGTATATGATTCACCCTAAAAAACCAAATTGTATGATACCAAATCCATATAGCAACGCAGGTAGAAAGCTCATAGCTTCCTTAAAGCCGAGGTACGCTCCATCAAGAGGTTTTAGCAGTCATCCTTCAAAAGTAGCCCTTCAGCATCAAGAGCAGGGTATTGCTTCTGATTATCTAAAAAATAAAAAACAAAATGTCAAAAAGTAATTTGAAAATTATAGATGGCAATTTGCTCAAGATGCACTTTCATGGGTTTGACTTTATCGCTCATTCTTGCAACACGCATAATGTAATGGGGGCGGGTATTGCTCATCAAATTAAACATACTTATCCTCAAGCTTATAGTGCTGATTGCCATGCAATGATGAAAGGTAAAAATATTTTAGGCAACTTTAGTTTTGCATGGGCTGATGCTACTCAAACTAAAGGGGTATATAATATGTATACGCAAGATAAAATTGGAGGCGAACGAGCAGTTAACTATGAAGCATTCTATGTTGCGCTAGAAAATGTCGCAGATCACATTGAATGGCAAAGTAAGCATGATGACGAGAATAAGATTTTAGGCATCCCCTACGGCATCTCTTGCGGTCTTGCAGGTGGAAGTCAAACAATTATTAATTCAATGATTCAAGAAATTTTAGTTGACAGATCGTTTAAAACCTATATAGTTAAATATGATGAGTAGATATTTTCAAAATACAAAAAATAATGTAAATAAAATTTTAAACAGATATCACGATGGGTATCACACGCTTATACTCAATGCACCATGTCAGAGTGGTAAAACGGACGTTGCTCCATGCCTACAAGAGCATATGGCGCACGAGGGATCGGGGCTTTTTATTCCTGTTGTCAGCGATAATCACTTGTATGATGAAAATGAACGAGCGATTATAGAAAAAAACCCACAAGTTGGATGCGAAAAATTATCTAATTTAGTTAATCGTTTGGAAAACGGAGAATTTACAGATTACGCGCCATTTTTTGTTTTTGATGAAGCTCATGTCGGGCATAAAGTCGATTCTAAATTCAACAAAGCTATTATATTAATAAATAAATTTTACAAGAAACAAAAATGGGGAAGACCATTTTATATTTTCCAAGGAGCGACTAATTGGCAACTTATGCACCTCCATAATCATGGCAACTTAAACGAAGAAACTTTTGGTAGAGTTAGCGCTTTAGATTTAGAGGTTGGGGAGGGGTATTATGGCGCGCAACAATTTTTAGATCATAAAAACATAATTTTTAAAGAGCCTGTGGACGAGATAAACAAACTGCAAAATGGCAATCTCCACCCATCGTTACGCGAGGAGCTAGACCGCTTAATTTCTAAAGATTTAGATCGAACTCTTAAAGAGGAATTCGTGAAAGACCCTCCAATAGGCTTAATAAGAGTTTCTAAGTCTGCTAATGATGGTCAGCAAATAGTTGACAAGATAAATAATGTCTATCAAGGAAAAATAGAAGCTTATGCGGTAAACTCTATTGAAGGTAGTAAAATCAAAGAATCCTATGATCACGCTATTCGTAGATCATATTCAAAACCTGTGGTGATAGTAGCCTGTCAAGGTCTAGCAATGGGAATTAAAATTAATCCTTCTGTGAAAAAAAGAATAGCCTTTTGTATTGAAGATAGAAAAGTTATGTCAGCAATCGCTCAGTCTTTACTTGGAAGGTTTATGGGGTATAGAGACATTAAAAACCCCTTCCCAATACCTTGTAATATTTATGTTGATCAAAGTGTTGTTGAGTTTTTAGCGAATTTTGACAAAGATTCTGCTTATTTAAATGATGTGTCTATAGAAAATTTTCCGTTTATTGGGGACTTGATAAGGGATATTCAGATAGCTACTCATTTTAACGCTACCTCTCATAGAAAAAATACTAAAACTGATTTGTATTATGCAATTGCCCCGAATAATATTGAGTCAGATTCAGATATTAGATGTTATTTTCAAGATAAATATATTAATTCCCTACGAATTTCAACAACTCCTACTTTTTCTTTTGAGCGTTATCAAGATGTACAAGCTAGGGGAAACGACATACAGAAAATTCTTCTTGAAGAGGGTGAAAAAGGCGGGGGTAATCGCTTAACTCGTTTTCATGACCCAAGAGTTGAAAGCAAAAATCCCGAAAGTGAACAAAATCTAAAAAGAGCCTTAGAAGACTCAGGTCATAGTTTAACAAAAAAAATCCTAGACTATGCAAATATTACCCACCAAGAACTCTTAAGAGCTTTTGACGGAGGAAGGTTGTTTAGGGTTAAAATTACACTCCCCAATAACGAAGTCGCAACAAAAGTTAACAATAAGTCTTTCTGCGCAAGTAATTAAATCCTTGACAAGTAATCAAAAAATCATATAGTTAAATACCATGAATAGATTTGAATTAGAAGACTCAATGAGCAACCTTCACCAAATAGGCGAAGACATAGAAACAATAATATATGCGATTGGAGATTCCCCAATCAAGCATACAGAAGACCAACTATTAAATATGTTGATCGGAATGAAACAACTACACGATACTCGCTACCAAAAAATGTGGGATATATTTGAGCAATTAATTAAAGAAAAAGAAATATCATGATTAAAACACTTGAAGAGTGGAAAGCTCCCAAGAGAGCTTCGTTAGCGATAGTTGATTTAGCATTAGAGCATATTAAAAAAGTAGAATTTAATCCCGAAGTTAAAACTGAAGGGGATAATTTTGATTATTGGAATAGCTATAAATTAGAAGATGACACTTATGTAGATTACAATATCTATTGTGGGGATGATTGGTGTGTCCTTAAACAAGATGGTTCGGGGGAGTACGAATTCACTCATCCTAACTCATGGTCTTGGGATGTTGCTTGCTATGCAGTTGATCCACCAACTAAAGATAATCCTCATCATCAGATTGACACAGATAGAGAGCAATATTTATTTAGTTATAATAAAGATTACGGAGGTAGAAAAGTTGTATTTGGAAGTTAATATAAATTGTATTAAAAAACAATCCAAATTTCTTGATGTGCTTAAAAGACTTGTTAATCTTATTTCTTATAATAATTATATTATCTTTGAGTTATTCATTATTCTCTTTATAACATTTTTATTATTAAGCAGTTACTAATTTTAAAATGAAACAAATGATAAATAAAATAATACAATGGCACAAAGATCGCAATCTTATCAATGGGTCAGATGACAAAACTCAGACCTTAAAGTTGCTACAAGAACTTGGAGAGCTTTCAGATTCTATATGTAAAGAAAAACCTATTCTCGATGATATTGGAGATATGTTAGTGGTAATGATTAACATTTGTGAAAGAAATCGAACTTCTCTTGAAGAATGTCTTGAAGTTGCTTATGAGGATATAAAAGATCGTAAGGGTAAAATGATTGATGGGGTTTTTGTAAAAGAATCTGATCTAGGTTCGTGAAAATAAGTGGAATGGGTGATTGGAGCAAAAAAGACATTTTTCTATTGACATATTCTATATTCATTAATATAGTTACTTTTAGTTTTATGTTATACATTATATTTTAAAAATTATGAGCGGAGAAGGGCACACAACAAGTTTCAAAAGAACGACACAGACTACCAAGTCTAACAAACAACTCCTAGAAGAGTTTAAAGGTTTAGTTTATTCTAGCAAAAAGGTTATGTCTCATATGAAATGGTACGGCAAAGAGCATAGTGTTGAACTTGTAGAGCATGGAGATGAAGAGCAACCAAAGTGGAGACAAGAATATGTTGCCATAAAAGATACTTTTGAATTTTACATTAGCACTTACGAATCTTGGGGTAAAGATTCAAACTATTACGAATGCCATAAAACAGAGGGGAGTTTCGTTTCTCTTGCTAGAAAATTTGCTGAAGATAACAATCTAATGTATTTCCCCGATGGTTTTCCTGCTGAATGGATAGAGCAAGAAACAATTGATGGAGAAAAAAAATGGAATCATTTTATTGTTAAACCTAATGATAAAAACATTGACATGATCTGCGAGATATACTATGATTATGGTATGCAAAAATTACAAAACGATTCTAAAGAACTTTGGTATAATGCTAAAGATAAAATTAAACAATTAATGGAACATAAAAACCAATGTGAATACGCAAAATGAGTGCAAAAAATAGTCATTTAACCATTAGGGGAGATTTAATTGCAGAAGATTTATCTGTGCCTGTTCGCTTCCTTGATTACCAAGAAGATTGTTGGGTTACAGATAGTAGCACTCTAGATATAGATGGAGAGTGGTCTACTGATGGCGAGCAATTAGATGATGTTTCGGGGTACAACATTATTGTGAGAATTACTGACCCTAGTCAAAAAGATAAATACGGAAACCCTTGGCGAGATAGATTAGCTTTTGCCATCTCAGCGGATTTTAATTGGAATTAAATAATGAAAATAACAATAACTAATTATAATAAAACTTATAGTGTTGAAAATGATGACGATATAGATGCAGAAAGTGTTGCGGATATGTTTAAAGGTTTACTTGTCAGCATGGGGTATCACCCAAGCAATGTAGACGAATTAATTAATACAGAATATAAATGGTTCACTCAAGAAGAAAGAGATGAAAACAGACAAGGTCATTTAAAATAAATAATATTATGATTCAAATTGAAGACGCTAATCAAGAGCGATATTATATAAACCCGAAAAATGTAGTTTATGTAAAAGAGAGGTTTGACCCTTTACGACCAAACGAAAGATGGTGGAAAATAACCTTTGTTAATGGGGAGCAGTTGCATACAAAAAAATCCGAAGGGGTACAATCAATTATTCGCGCTTTAAATAGATAAATAATATTATGATAGAGCAGATGATAGAAGACATTAGTTATCAGAAAGGTTTTGATAAAGGTTGGGCGGATGCTCAAGAACATCTCGCTAAAAAGTTTGAAAAAATATTAAGTAAAAACGCAAACCAATCATACGAAAAAGGCTTTCGAGAAGGAGCAAATCAAAAAGACAATAAACCATGTGTTTGTGGATTTTGGGGGAGCAAAAATGAGTAAAAAATTAAACCCGTTTTATGACGATCAATTAAATCAAACTTGTCCAATTACGAACAAAGATGTTTTAGATGATTGTCACATTGTTATTGAGTTTGGCTATGGTAGCAACAAAGATATGACCACTTATGCTTTTTCTCCTGTTCATGACGAAGTGGGTAAAAAAGTTATAACTTACATTCAGTCTCTTATGCCTCAAGGGCATTCAGTAGAGGAATTTGCAACAGATGTAATGGTTGATCTTTTTGAGGGTAACGATGAATGAAATAATAAATGAAAACACTACATAATACCAAAAATTGCAATTACAGAAGATTTTTGCACAAAAAATTAAAGTATGGCAAAATAAGTGGCAAGTTTTATAAGTTCATTTGCAGAAATTATCCCTACAGAGTTACTGCAAGTATAGTGCAAATTTGCGTTAGAGAGGTGCTTGATGGAAGAATGACTGAAAACAAAGCTATAGCAAGAATGCAAGATAATGACCTTGAATTAAAGAGACAGAAAGAGATGTACAAATCAAATGTAGAGTGCAGAAAGAAAATAGGGTGGAAACAAATATAGTATTAATAATCAACTAATAAAATAAATGCAAGAAGAATTAAAAAAAGTAATATTAAAAACATTAAGCGAGATTGCTTGTGGCAACACAGGAACTTGCCAAATAAATCTACAATCTGAATCAGCGCAAGAAATGGTTGCGAATAAATTGCTTGACAAACTAAAACCTTTCATGCAAAATGAAGCTATGAAATTAATTGAAGATGTTGTTTTGTCCAATGCGGAGTATAACGGGAAATGAATGAAGAAGCAATCGAAGCTCTTGTTAGCGCTAATAAACTTATCCTTGAAGATATTATTAATAGTGGTAATTTTTCAATCGAAGAATTAGAGTTAGTCTCCAACAAAACAGGGGATTTAATTGAAAATCTCACTTTTTGGTTTGATCAAGATAATTCTGACAGATTTTTCTATGAATTAAAAAGCTATTTAAATTGGTTATTAGAAAATTTTTCTTGACATTGTGGCTTGCAAAGATAATAATTGTGTTTGTAACAAAAACAAGGAAGAAAAAATGGATATTATACAAAAAATTAAAAAAGATCGCCATGATCGTCTTGAACAATTAAAAGAAGGCATTGCCGAGTATAATCCTAATGCGTTATTTGCTGATGGTCACGATCACGCCATCATGGGTTATACTACTGATGGTAAAGTCATCTACTCCATTAATATGATTATAGAAGGTTTAGTTGGAGAAAGTGACATGACACACGATGAAGCTTTAGATTTTTTTCATTTTAATATTGGAGGGGCTTATGTCGGGGAATATACTCCAATATTTATGTATGAAGATTAGTAATTTTCATAAAAATATAATTTAAAAACAATGACTAAATTAATATTATTATTTTTTATTTTAAGCAGTTCTTGCTTCGGGGTTTGCGGTTCGTTGTATCAATTATATCCTACTGAAAATTGCAGGTACTATTTAGAAGATTTGGGCTTTAGGTTTCCCAAGGATACAAAATCAGATATGTCGGGTGGAAAGTATTTTAGGTTTCGACATCCAAAACATCCATATTACAAGGTTCAAATTATGCAAGATAAAGCTAATTTAAATCACGGATTAAATGGTTTCGGTATTGGTTTTGATATTTTATATAAATTTGAATCTTGGATAGCGTGGATGAAAAAAAATATGAAAGAAAAATATCCAAATAAAGTCGTAAGACTAACTTATACAAAATTTGGAGGGGCAAACATTGAACCTCATCCGAAACGAAGAGCTTATTACATTTTTATTGATAATAAAGATGAAAATGCGCATAGGAACGAATGAGTACATTTTCAAGTCGAGTTCTGTATTATCTTGGTCATTTAATTAGTTTTTTTCTTTACTGCGATTATTTCGCATTTCTTTACCCTGTTTATAAAAAAGTAATGATTTTAAGTTCTAACCTTGACAAAGATGATAAAGTATGGAAAGATGTAAACCATGAATAAAGAAATAACAAAAGAAATAGCTTGGTCTAAAGGTAGAACTAAGGAAGAAATGACAAAGCAAACCTCTTGGTCTAGCTCAAAAGATTGTAGTGGTTTAAGTGGGCTTGAAGTAAAGGCATGGGACTTCAACACTCATGTTACTTGCAAAGCAATAACAAGTCACGGAATGAGTCATAATAAGTTTTTTCAGATTCCTGTTGACAAGATTGAAGAGTTCTGTCATGCTTTAATGGATGCTAAAAAAATAATGGAGAGTAAAAATAATGGAGAGTAAAAATAATGAATAAGAAAAAATACGAAGTGGAAATAGTAGGATCGACTTGTCGCACTTATTTTGTTACTGCTGAATCAGCAGAGAAAGCAGAAGATATCGCTTTTTCAGAAATGGAAGCTGATTGGGAAATTCCCTCTGCTTGGAAACAAAATTCCGATCTTAGTTATATCGAAGAAGTAGAAGAATTACCACAAGAAGATTCTGAGCTTGACAATTTAAACCAAGACTTATAAGATAAAGACATGAACAAAACAGAAGAAATTAGAGTGCTAAATAGTTTATTTGAAGTTGAGAGTGGATTAAATACTCGCATTAGTGAGTTAGCAGAATATGCACCCGCTCAAAAAATTGTAGATAAATTATATAAATTAAATTACGAATTAAATAATCTACTCAACGATAGACTCAAAGAACTTGGAGTGGATGGAGAGTTTGGTGTTGTTCCACCCGACACATCACATTTAAACAATGATGATTTTGGCGCGTTTATTAGGGGTGAAATAAATGAACAAGGAGTGAAATTAACATAATATGTTAGCGCTAAATAATATTATTATATCGGGTATTCGATTTAAAATTAGTGATAATGTAAAAAATGTCATTCAACACAAATGCGAAAAGTTATTAAAACATCAAAGGCTCATCTCAAGTCTTCGATTTGAATTACAAAAAAATCTTAACTCATCTACGAATCAATACGAATTCGCAGTAACAGGTCACATGAAAATCAAAGGTCTAGTTAGTGTCTTTCATGCTGAATCAGATAGCGTATATAAATCTATTGATGAATTAATTAGTAAACTCGATAGGAGTATTCGTAAAGATTCAAGAATCTTAAAGAAGCAAAGAAGGTACAATAAAGACCCCAATTTACCTGTTCAAAAAATTATTGACAACAACCAAAAATTAAACTAGAGTACAATTATTAAAGTAAGAAAAAATGAAAGTTTCAGAATTAGAAGTTAAAGAAAGCGTGGATGGTGAATTGTACTTTCGCTTACCTAATGATCTTCTTGACAGATTAGGTTGGGAAGAAGGTGATGATGTTAAATTTATCGAGAAAGATGGTGGATTTATTATTCAAAAAGTAAAATATGAAACGATTGAGCTTGACTTTGATAAAGATGAACTATTTAAATATATGCAACACGCTCACGAACAGGGGGTGAGTTTTAATCAATGGATAGAAAATGTAATGAAGGAATATATTAAACATGAAGAGGTGAAAGAAAAATATGGCGCAGAAGGATAAATATTTTGTATTCTCTGTGCCTACTGCATATATCTACGAAATCCAAGCTGAATCAGAAAAAGAAGCTCGCGAAATATTGGTAGAGCATGGGGGTATTGAGATATATGGAGATCAATGTGAAATGCTCGCAGAAGATTATCAAAATGCTGAATTGGAACAGACTTACGAAATGTAAATATGTGGAATTATAGAATAATTAAAGACAAAAAAACTTATGGTCTTTATGAAGTCATGTACAATGACGATGGTGAAATATGCGCCCATAGTGAAAAGCCCGAAATAATTGGAGAAAGTCCAACAGATTTGCTTGACACTTTAGAGTTAATGATACACGATGTAAATAAACATATCATTGATGGAGATAAAATATTAGATTTAAATAAAATTAAATTTTCTGAATTTTGTAAAGATATGGACAAAAGTGAAGTAATAACACTAGAGCGATTAGATGATATATTAAAAGATTTAGAATAAAAACATTTGACAACTCGAAACAATCAATATAAAGTAAAAGAATGAAAGAAACAATAGGAGACGATTGCCCAACTTACGAAGATTCAGTAAATGCCACTCTTGCGGAAAAGCAACGAGAAGGTGCTTATACTTATTTAAAAGAAGTTGAAGCTAAAATTCACAAGGATAACTTAGAGAGATTAATGCTAGAAAATCTTCAACTCAAACATCGCTTGGCTTGTATTAAGGATGATATTGAAATTATTGATAGGCATATTGCATCTTATAAAAAGTGTCGCAAATGGTTTAAACAACCAAGTCTTAATAAAGACGGAAGCGTTTATGCAGATGAAGCTATTCACAATCTCACTAATATAGAAATTGCTTGTGATTTATCTGATGAATCAGTTGATGAATGGGGTTCTGATATGGCAGAAGAATATAGACAAAAATTAATGGGAGACGATGACCCTGTTTTTGAAGGTCACTTAAAAAACATGGAAGCTTCGGGCGATTATCTAAATAAATATATAGCAAAAAAATGAACATTGATTACAAATTACTAGAAAAACAAAGGGATCATTTGCTATCAATTTTGTGGCATGATGATAAGGGTGAAGGCGTTCATGGACTACTTGACGAAGAAATGGGTTGGGGAATTATACATTTACTAGATGAATTATTAGACAAGAATTACCACAAGAAAAAAGAAAATGAGTAAAAAAAGAGAATATTGCGTTGGAATAAAAATAATTAATTGCTTCTATGTTGAAGCAGAAAATCGAGACGAGGCAGAGCAAATAGTGAGAGAGTATGATCCATACGAAACTCTTGATGATTGTGATTTCAATATCGAATATGCTGATCCTACAAATGGAGATATTGCGTGGAAGATAAAAAGTTCGGAAGTAGATTGGAGTCAATTAGATGAGTCAACAAGATAATCACAACGAAGATCAAATTGTAAAACTTAAAAAAGAAATTCGTAAGCTAGAAATAGAATTGGATTACATTGAAGCTAAAGAACCTCATAATATTCAATACATATTGAAATTGGAAAGAGGGATAAATAATTTATATGAAAAATTAGAGGAATTGCAAAATGAAACTAAATAAATATCAAAAATCTAGATTGATTGAGCATGAATGGGATGTGGTGCAAGCTAAAAACGGAGAAAATACTTCTTGGATTGCTATTCAACCCGAAGATGGCGAAGTTTATCAAGTCGCGCTTGATGTTTTTAACTTGACTGACACAGGTAAAGATATTAAGCTACTCGTAATTGGAACACAAAACAAAGAATGATAAATATGAGAACTACAAAAAAACAATCTAGAGAAGGCGAACCATCTGTTGATGATATGAGATATGATCTTGCTGAAACTGAAGCTATGAACATAAGCGTTTCAAATATTATAGATATATTGATCTATGGATGCGAACCATTAGAAGATGTATCGGATATTGAAATTCGTGATGAGTGGAATCAGCTTTTCTCAGACAATAAAAATGATCAAACAGGAGGAGCAAAATGAATCTAGAAGAAGCAATGTATATAGTAATTAATGAAGCGGAAGTCTCTGCTATTGGCGAAGATTTAGATGAACACGCTAAAGTCTTAACTGCGACAGAAGTCGTTCAAGCTTTTTATGACGAGCATGGGCATCATTTTGCAAATTTTTCCCTTGACAACTCCAAAGAAGTTTCTTAATATTATTATTAATTAACAATTAAATAGATACATTATGAAAAATTATTTTGAGACGCAAAAAATAAATTGGAAAACATGGAGTCCCGAAAACATCTTCTTTAAAAGCAATAAATTGACCAAAAAGTTATTACCACAAGAAAATGTATTGTCTTGGACTAGCAAAGGTAATCGTGACCTAAAAATGTGCAAATTAACAGGTGGACATAAACAGACGGGTTATCAAGGTCAAGTTTATCATGGTAGAGAAAACTATAAAGGTGTTATGGTTCAACTTAAAGATTTGAATGCTGATTTCCCATCTGCCAATATTGATTTTATTGATTGCACGCATAGGAGAGATAGTGTTGGGAATAATGTTGGCGGACTTGATATTTTAGTTTACTTAAATTCTTTTCATAATCCTTGGGAATATGTCCAATGCCCGCAAACAGGAAATTGGGTAAGAAAAAACAAACCAAATATTGCACCGCTTAAAGAGGGTTATCGTATGTGCTATGGTGGGCAAGGTGATTCTAATTCTATGTTGTTTGATGAGTTTCAAGAATTGATTCAAATTGTTGAGGGGGTTAAAAACTTCCTCGTTGAGGTCGTTGTTCCCGACTTGCAGGGATTATCCTTAGAAGAAGATGTTGAAGAGGGTTTGTTAATAGCGTGAACGCAGAAAGTTTAAGTAAGGAAGAGTATCATTTGTATGACATTATTAGCGCTTGTGAGTGCATACTTGATGATTTAGAACATGGCGCTTGCATCGAGCAAAAAGATTTTAATAACCTTGGGTATGTAGATGGTATTATGCTTCGTATGCAACATAATATTTCTAAACAATTAAACTCAACAAATACTTCTTCTAGTTATATGATAATTGATGATGAACACGGAAACTCGTTATGAATTTTTTATTAAAAAGTTTGCCCGATGTTTTCTATGCGATTAACATTTTAACAGGGTGTGTTTTAGTCTTGCTTTTTGTTTTAATCATTACTAATATAGACTCCGACTAATGGTCACAGAAACGCAAATACAAAACTTTCTTTATGAAATTGATGACGAATTAACTGATGATCAAATAAATTCATTGGCAAATAAAATATTTAATAATCAAAAAACATTATTAGGGTTAATTAATAATGGCGAACGATAAATTTAATAGTGGAGCAAGGCATGGTTTTAACATGGCGTTATATGCAGTTAGAAATGTTGACAAAAACATAGAGTATCCCACTCTTGAGCTTTATTTAAACAATAAAGAAGAAACGCAAATAAAATGGAATAAAAGAAAACTAAAATATGACATTCAAAAAGATATGCTTTATAAAATATATGCAGAAATAAAAAAAGAAATGAAAAAAGAAGTACATGAGAACGATTTTTAATTTAATAAAAAAAACAATATGGTCACTCTGCCGTAAAAGAAAGATTAATAATATAATAAAAGATTCTATGATTAAAAACGAAAGAATTCTTGAGCAATTAAAAAATATATAATTAAATGAAAATACAATTAGGATTACGAGGAAGCACAGATTCGATTAATCATATCATCATTAAACTAGATGATCTTACGCTTATAACTGCTGACAATTTATTTCTAGTAGGGGAAGAGAATCGAGTTAAAACAGGAAAAAATTTAGTTGAGTTATTAAATTCTTTATCAAACGATCACGAAATATCTGTTGGCGAAAATGTCGCTAAGGAAATAGAAAGAGAATTAAACTTAGAAAAAGGAACATTAAGCAAATATACAAAATAGTGTTGACATAATTTAATTTTTTCATTAGTGTGTTGATATGGAATTAAAAAAAGCATCAGCACTCACTCATGTATTAATGCACGAACATGGTTTGTCTAGGGGGTGGACATTTCGTTGGCAAAATAAAAAGCGCTCGCTTGGCACTTGTAGTTATAATTGGCGAGAAATTCGATTGTCTAAATGGTATGTTGAATTAAATGATTTAGCAGATGTTAAGGATACTATTCTTCACGAAATCGCCCATGCGTTAGCTTATGAGCGTTATGGTTCTCAAAGCATTGGTCATGGTTTTTTGTGGAAAAAAGTTTGCAGAGAAATTGGCGCAGTACCAAAGTCTTGCAGTAAGTCTAATTTAAATAAACCAAAAAATCATCACAAGTATGTTGACACTTGTTGTGGTTTGACTTTCAGAAAACATAGGTTGAGAAAAAACAGAACATACTCTTGCCCAAAATGCCATGTTGGTTTATTTATTAGCGATAAAGAGAAAGCGATTGATCGTACAACAAAAGCATTGGTAAATGAAATATTTAGCGCTTGACAACTTTTTATTTTTACTTTAATGTACAATTATGAAAGACGAAATTTTAGTTGAACCAAAAATTTTAAGGAATAGAGTAGAACCACTTTATGTCGTAACTTCTGTTCATGCTTTAGCTATTAACAATATGACTCGTAAAAAAAGCCTTGATGGAGTCGATCTTGATTCTTTAAAACAATTAGGGTTTGCGGTTGCACTAAATAAACTTGACAAGGACGGCAACAAAGTCTATCTTAAACACAACGCGAGAACATTTACCAAAAAAATGAATGCTCGCAAACAACAAAATAAATAGGAGAAAATTATTATGGGATTAGATATGTATGCTTACGCTCGTCCACCTCGCAAGAGAAATAGTGAGGACGATGTTCAAATAGCGGAGTGGCGCAAACACAATCGTTTGCAAGGTTGGATGCAACAATTATGGGAATCTAAAGGTTGCCCCAATACCAATGAAGATGGTGATTTCAATTGTGTTGAGTTGCAACTTACCGAAGAAGATATTAATGCTCTTGAAGATGACATTCTTACAATGACTATGCCCGAATCTAATGGTTTCTTTTGGGGTAGTGATTCTTTCTTTTGGACAGGCGAAGATGGCAATGATTACCCCGAAAATAGTTATTACTATTTAGAGAGTGATTTACAATTCGTGACAGATGCAAAAAAAATGCTTGACAAGAAACATAGAATCTTTTACTCTTGTTGGTATTGATTTAGAATAGGTTCACCTCTTAATGTGAGCGATTTTAGTAGTTCGTGAAAAGCCCGAATAGCGCTTGATCCTACTGAGTTAGCAAAATCTACCTTGTATGACGATACAGAAAAAGACTAGCAAGTAATTCGATTACTACTATATTGGAGTTAGTCACGGATACTCTCCGTGCAAATATTTAAATAAAAGCAAAATAAATTATGATAAAAAAAGGGGTTTATAAAAATTGTGTTATATGCGACATACAATTAGAAGGTCAGCAGAGAAAATTTTGCTCCCAAAAATGCAAAAATAAGAATTCAAATTTAAACAATGTTTCTTACATAAGGCAACGAAAAAGAGGAATAAAAAGAAAACTAAATTTAGTCAAATTAAAAGGTGGATGTTGCGAAATATGTGGTTATAAAAAAAACTTAACTGCATTAACTTTTCACCATATAAATCCCGATAAAAAATTATTCAATGTAGAGATGCGAAATATAGCAAATTATAATTGGAATAAAGTTTTAAAGGAAGCTGATCAATGTCAGTTGCTCTGTCATAATTGCCATCACGAATTACATCACCCCGAATTTAATTTAAAAAAACTATTGACAGACAATCAAAATTAATCTAATGTATCTAACATGAACACATCAGAAGCATTCCTAAATAGCATTAAACAATCAATCGCAAGCGCAGAAAAGATGGCAAACTCAATACCCAAGAAGGGTCTTAATGTTTATCTTGACAAATCAACTATGGTCATGCAGACTTTTAGCGACCCAAGTGCGTTTGCTTATGCCAAGCAAGCAACTGCTCGCAAGGGGCAATCAAGCATTCTTAGGATGCAAATGGATGGAGCGGGTAGAACCCAAGCAAAAGCATTATAAAAGATGCAAAATATTAGTTTAACTATATAAACACAAACTTTTTATCAATAACACAATAAAATGCTTGACATATCA